TGGAATCCTTTTGTTGATTTAGTTCTAGCTTTAACTTCTTTTGCATCAACAACTCCCCAACCTAATTCTTCCATATCATTAATAACTTCTTCTGTTGGAATATGAGTATATTTATCTGATACCTCATCTGAAGGATTCATTGTAAATACTGAAGGAGCTACTTTACTAATTTCCTCCTTACTCATAAATTTTGCTGATTGTAAATCTTCTATATTGATCATAACTTTTATTTTTTTTAATTAGTTTTTGTGTGTTTTGTACTTATTTATACCGTAAATATACGAAAGCTCTCTCAGGTATCCAAGCTTCCTGCGCATTACTTTATTATTATCATTGATTTAGGAACTACAAATGTTTGACCATCAAAATTAACTTTACATTTTTTATTATTAACTTTAATAATTTCTCCAATCATTCCCATAACTTTTTTATGATCAACCCCAACTTTCATTCCTACTCTAAAGCCTGGTTGTTTTAATTGAATCATTTGTTCAACTAAACCTTTAAATTCATTTAATTCTTGTAATGATAATTTATGTAAACCTTCTGTTGTTTTTGTAAAATTCATAACCTTTATTTTTTATTAGTATGTGTGCGTTTTGCACTCATTTATGACATAAATATACGAAAGCTCTCTCGGGTATCCAAGCCTCCTGCGCATTACTTTTAAAACTTATGCATCATTTGACTCAATAACCAAATAAATACCACCAGTTCCACTAACATTTAAAGTATTGGGTTGAATAACATTTAGAGGAGCTAATTGAAAGGATTGAGTTGGTAATGAAATAACTACACTATTTATATAATTTGAAGAGATATATCCATTTAAATTAATTCCAGAACTAGTTATAAATGAACCAGATAAAGATCCAGTAAATCCAAAACTTCCAGTAGAAAAACTTCCACTAAAGCTTCCACTAAAATTTCCATTATTATTTGGGGCAACTCCTATATTAAAATATGCAGTACCACTTCCCGCATTAGGATAATATATAGTAAACAAATAAGGGGTTTGAGGTTGATTATTTTGTAATTGTGAACCTATTAAACTCCCTGCTCCATTTAGTTGTGCAGAAGAAAAGTTAAGAGTAAGTGGCATAATATAATTTTATTATAAATATTACTAAATTCATAAAGTCGTCTAAGAACTCTTCCTCTTAGCATACCCGCATACCTAGATACGTATATATTCATGCCATGTTAAAAATTTTATAAAAAAAGTGATTTGAGGATGTTAAATTCCCCAAACCCTTACCCATATGGGAAATGGGGTTTAATAATTTAACGCTAGTGTAAAAACCACCACCATAATAATTACATATAGGGCTGATGATACGTCTACTCTATTTTTTTCTATATTCATGGTTATATATAGTTTGAGCTGGAATATTAAATGGTAAATAAATTGTACTAGGGTGGTACGCATGTATGACTTAATGATGACGAAATTGGTTTACAAAAGTTTTCCAAGGAGGTGATATGATAATTATTATTCCAGCGACGGTGAAGAATGTAACGGTGAAGATTACATTCAACCACCGGTACCCTATATCAATATATACTCATCCGGTGGTAACTTTATAAAATCATCAATAAATTAATGTGGGAGGCGATCAATGATATAAGTATATACAATCGATGGGTTAAGGTCGTTTACGATCTTTAAAGTGGTCCACATCCTTTCTATCGCGTATCCACGCCATATGGATATCTGCGCACGGTGGGTATTATTATGTAGTACGGCGGCGGTACGCCCGCTAAGCGTAGGTATGTAGTAGATATAATAGTAATAGTTGTATCGAATCCAGTAACGCATACGGTGAAGATAGTATAGTATAAGGTACTAACCCAGGTACCACTAGGTGCGACGTAATTAACTAATAATTAATAATAGGGTACGGTTTATTATGTATTAAGGTACTGCTCACCGCTAGCATCGTCACCGTAGTATGCTTCCCAACGGCTGTAATGCCATTATTTACCCCAATATACGCAATCTCCCCCACATATCCACGCCATTCCACACATTTCTTTGTGAATTGTTATGAAAATTTATGAACATATGTGCTGTACAAGTATATATTTGGTAACTATAGTAGAGTTTGGATGCGCATCAAATGGGGGCTAGCACCACTCATAATTTGTGTCATATAACCCCATCATCTATTGTCACATGCAATTGCTGCTTGCCATTTACTTGTCATAATTGATTATAGTTTGTCCTACTTAACGGGTTGGAAATGGAGCCCACACAACGCTTTACGTTATCCAGCGTTTTTTATTGTCCAATTATTATTCACTTTAGCCAGCCATTGCATTAATCGCTACCAAAGTCACTTAATTTAATACGCTTATTTACTCTTAATTCTATCAAGCATCCACTCAGGAAATGCCCACTTTTTAGCTATGCGATGTACCTTTATTCCCCAATGATCTAATGAAAGTATTTTAGTTAAACACGGCTCACATATAATGTGTTTGTCTTTACCTTCCGTCTTCACCGTAATCTCAATCCACGCTGAATTTACTTCCTCACACATAACACACTTACGCTTCCACTTTACCTCCTTGATTCGTCTCATGCTTCTTGATCATTCCACCAATCATCATCTTCAACATAATCATCATTTCTATCTTGCTTACGTTTATCATCTACATTCTCCATATAATTAACGAAAATTCCTGCACCAATAACTAGCGCAATTACACCAATACCTGCTAAAACATCTACCATAACCTATTTGTTTTTAATTAATAACTGTATATACGTATTAAATCAATGCAATATGTAGAGAAGAGTTTGAAGCTTTATTTTTCTCTTATTATTGCTATTAATTTTCTTTCCTCTGCTTTCAATCTTACTTGCTCTTTTTTTACTGCTTTTAGCCTCATTTGTGCTATAAATTTTCTATCCATTATTTTTTTGGTTTAAATAATACATCCCAATTTTTATCTATATTTCCTTTACCTAATATTTTGTAAGTATAACCTAAATCTAACAATGATTTATATTTATTTTCTAAATTTAATTTTGATATTGGCTCCTGTTTACTATAATCATCCATACATTCCATAACAATTATAGGTTTGAATTTTTTTATTGTGTTTAATCCTCCTTTTATTACTTTTTCTTCATATCCTTCTACATCTATTTTTAAATAATCTAGTCTATCTAAAGTTAAAACATCAAGATTAATTAAATCTATTTTAGTTTCAATACTATTAGTTGATCCACCTTCAGCAGAACTTAAAACTTCATTAGTAACCATACCTCCTTTTAATATAGTTGCTCCAGAATTATTATCCCCAATCCAACCTATTTTTGTTGACTCAATTTTATCGCCTATACCTACTTGTTTTGATATAACATTTTTACATTCATTTAATGATATATTGTTATTTAATACATCAAAAGATTCTTTTGTAGGTTCAAAAGCATAAACAGTTTTAGCTAATTTACTAAATATCATAGTAAGTGTACCAATATGAGCTCCTATCTCTACTACTATAGAATCAGAATTAATGTATTCAAATGCTAAATTGTGTTGATGCTCCTCCCATTTATATCCCTTTCTTATATAATCTGATATTATACAATTTTTATAAAGTTGAAATTTAATAGTGTGTTCTTTAAAATAATTTATTACATCATAAACTGTTTCATCTACTATAAATGTATTATTTTCTCCCACTACTTTAATCTTAATTTTTTATTAAATAAATGACACTCAATAGGACTTAAACTCTCATACCAATTACTAAAATCACCACCTCTAATTGTTAAATACGTCTTCCATATTTGCTCACTTCTTTTTTCCATTATTTTGTTTTTTTATTACTTCATTTAATGCCATTTCCATTCTATCTCCTATTTCCATATGAGGATGAATTTTAGCTAATTTTTTAGATTTCCTCATAACCTTATTATATATTCCTAAGTTATGGGCTTCATATAATGTATCTTCAACTTTATCACTCATTTATTATAAATTTAATTGTATTTTTTTTCTATATTCTAAATAATCCCACTCACTAAACATTGTATTAGGATTATAATCTTTTTGTCCTTTATACCATTCTTTACTTGGTTTAGTTCTTAAATAATCCTCTAATTGTCCATGAATTTTATTATCAATATAATCAGTTTCTGCTCTAAACCAATCTGCACAGAATTCTCTATAACCCTCATCTGTTTGTCTACTACTAAAAAATGGTCCTATACCGTAACATTCTTCAAACCATAAAGCTTTATAATTATTTAAATAAAACAACACATTAAGTATTGATTGATCATGGCGATGTTCTATAAAACCATCTAATTGTTTATCATTACCTAAATCATCATTGGTAAATAAATAATTATTTTTAGTTATTAGTTCTAACCACAATTTAATAATATCTATACTTTCTTTACATTTACGAATAGCTATCATTCCACTTTCACTATGTGATGAATTTAAAAATTCTTTATCATTTTCTAAATTAAATTCTTTAAGTAGTGATAATTTTACAAATTTTTGTTGTGTATAACCTCCACCACCACCTCCTTCTGCATTACCTTCTCCATTTATTAAGATAGGTTGTTCATTTAATTTATGTAAATACTCACTTAACTTATCTTTTCTATGAGGTAATATTCTGGATCCTGCATCTGTGTAAAATAAATAATCCCCATTATCCATATACATTAGTTGGTTTAATAAAATAAATGGTTTCCATATCCAATAACCAAACCCTCTTGGATTATTATCAAAAAAATCTTTGTGTTTATCTATAAAACCTTCAATTGAAGAAGGTGTGGATGCTATTACACCATCAAACCATCCTGTTTCTTTGGCTTCATTACAAACTCTATTTAGTTGATTTTTAAATTTTCCATTACCAAAACTAATAAAGTATTTTTTCATTATAGTAATCCTTTATCTTTACATTCATTTAAAAAATCATTTGGATACATTTGTATTTTACCCGTATATGCTTTATTTGAAATATGTTTAGAGTGAATTATAACACCACATTTAGCTGCTTCATATGCTACTTTTCTACCTAATTCACCCCCAGCAGATTGGCCTAAATAATCATATAATGATAGGTACTCCCCTTTATATTCTTTTTTATTTTTCATGACTTACATATATTAATTCTTTATCATATTTATGCATTTTCTTATTATTTTTACCTTTAGAAATTTTATATTTATCTCTTAAATGTAATAATTCTACTTCTACTTGATCACGTGAAGGAATATTTCTTACTGAAATAGTATTTTTAATCCCCATTTTTGCTTCTGTATCTTTATTTTTGATAATTGGAGCTTTATCAATATGTACTGTTAGTCTATAACCCATGTTTTTTACTTTAATATACGAAATTTATTTTACTTATCCAAATTATTTTTTACATCATTATACCACATTTCCATTTTGTCAATATCATAATCAACATTATCATCATTATCATCAACTACTATTTTTAACATACCATAAGGATCACCATCTTTAATAGTAAGTTGTCTATACTTTTGGTATATCATTTCATCTTTTTCTAAACAATGATCACAAATAATTGCTTTACCTATTGTACTAGTTGCTTGATCATATAACACTACTTCGTCTAATAATTTTTGATCAATCTTTTTACCTGGATTATCATACCAAAATTGACCATATTCTTTATCCCACTGTTGAATTAATTTTTCATACCTTTCATTTAAAGGAGACATTGCTGAATATCCTTCTTTATTACTTGTTAGTGCACCACACCAATCACATTTATTCATAATATTTAATCTAATAATATTTTATATGCTTCTAAATTATTTTTTCTAAACCAATCTAAACCATGTTTAAATCGTTTAATACCATCCTCAGGTATGTTACCGGGCATCATTTCAAATACTAACTGACTACCAACTATATAATCATACATTGATAACTCCTCAGCCGTTAATTCATATTCCTCACCTGAAAACGGATTTCTAACTGTATCACCCTTATCATATACATTTCCATCAAACCAATCTGGTAGTTTACTTACAGATCCCATACACTATGTTTTCTTTTACGTCTATAATATTCATACCAAAGTTTTTTAATTAATTTTATCATTTATTAAATAAATATTTCATTACTGGTAAAGATTCTTCAAATATGTTTCTTTTAATTAAAGGGTTTATTTCATTTATATATTTTAAATTAATCCACCAATCTTCAAATGGTGAACCATATTCTTTTGATATATTTCCAGCTATTAAAACATATCCTTTAGACTCTAAAAACTTTCTTGATTTTATTCTCCATTCAGGTTCTGCATAAGCATCATGTTCATAAGTTATAACTTTAAAATCAACTGTATCAAATGGTAATCTCTCTAAACATTCATAAGTACCTCCTGGTGGGTCTATATCAACTTGTAGATAATCTATTATAGTATCATTTATAATATTTATCCAATCACAAGTTATAGCATTAGTTAATAATAAAGGTTGATCTCTATCTTTATGCCACTTTCCTTCCCAATATTTTTTAAACCCACTTCTTGAAAAGCTCTGATTATCACAAGTTATAACTACACTATCATCCCAATCATCATATCCATAATCTATAGATAAACCAGTCCATCCAAATTCTTTTTCTAGTAAATATGTATTATTTCCACTTACAGGACCAGCAGCTCCAATTTCTAAATATATTCCATTCTTTTTTCCATTTAAACATTGTAATACAAAAATATCTTGAAATACTTCTGAATAGTTTGTTTTAATTTTGTCACTACCTTTAAAAGGGACTAATAGATCTTTTAAATCATGTCTTAATAACATATTATATTTTAATTATTTAATAAATATTTTTTTATATGAGGTAAATTACCAACATTATCTATTATTCTAAAGAGTTCTGTATAGTCAAATTCAATTAATGAATATTCTTCTCTTTCTAAAATATCTTTACCACCATTAGTAGGATTAAAATTAACTATTTTATCTTTAATCTCATTACCATTGAATTTTTCCCTAATATCATCCAACTCTAAATGCCAAGAATGAGAATTTAATTTTTTTAATTTTTCATTAGTATCTCCCATCCATGATAAATGCCATCCTAATTTTATACCATTTAACCATTCTATTTCATAAGGAAAAGAATCAATATGCCCTCCTTTTGAAATTAAATTTCTTACTTGTTGGGGATTATTTTTTTTCCAAAATGCTCCTTTTGCTATAAGAGGTTGTCTACGAATGGTTGGTGAAATACCATCTTCAGATAAAGCATAATTAACCTGATATTCTAAATTATAAATCTCACAAAGTAAAAGATTATTAGGGTTATTATTAATATAATTACATTGGCTATCAATATATTGGGGGTGAGGTAATTCATCAATATCTGCTAAAATAAGTATATCATCATTTTCACATAAACTTATTTGATTTTTTCTTAAAATATCCCAATAATTATCTTCATCTTCTGATGACATTTTAGAATTAGAAGGTGGTAGATTAACTTCAATTACTTCAATTTTAGGATCATCCTTAAATCCAAGATCTTCTAAATATTCTTTACATACCATAGGTTTTAAATTCCCCTTAAAAGTAAAATTACTTTCAACTATAGTAAATTTGTCAACATAATTATATAAAACTTTTAATCTTAATTCTAAAAGTTCTAACTCACCATTAAATAAAAAACTATCTATAATCATTTTTCACCTTTATTCACATAACTATACCACCAAACTGCTATCATTGTCATTATAAATACTGAACCAAGTGATAATGCAATCCACATAGGATTATCTTCAACCCCATTTATACCAAATATAACAGCAGGCCATGCCATCGCAATTAACCAAGCAACAAAAATCCATCCTGTTTCTAATTTTTTTTCAACCTTAACAGTGAGTTCTTTTTTAATTAATCTACTAATTGCATCTTGCATATCCCTCCCATACACAGGTTGTTTATGGATAGTACCATCTTTTTCACCTATTGTAACCAAATATTTATAATACCCATCATGAGTATCGCTTTTTTTAATTAATTTACAAAATAACGCTCTGCGTTTGTCATAACTTTTATTGGCCATTTTGTGCATCTTTAATTATATTATCCATCCCATCAATTGTAACACCTTCAGGGAATACTGATTCAAATACTTCTCTACCTGTTTGTTTATATTTTTTTAAGATAAAATTAACTTTTTTTCTTCTAATAACATATTCATCATATGTTTCATTTTCACCCCTAGCAGGATTCATATTTAAATTTTCAAATAATGGTTTGAAATCTTTATTCATCATAACTGTCTTTTTTTAATTTATTATAAATTGCTTTTTGTTTTTGTTCTCTTAATTTAGTTGATTTTTTTATATGCTGTTTTTTTTCTCTTAATTTTTGTAATACTTTGGTATTTCTAAATTTTTTTTTAAAGCGTTTTAATGCTCTATCTATTTTTTCATTTTTACCTAATTTTATTACTAACATATATTAATTTTTTATCCAAAACTCACTCTCACTATCTATGCTTTTTTCATATTTAAATCCCTCTTCAATTAGATACTTAGCTACTGAGTCCATATTTATTTCTTCTTTAACTATTACTTCATTAGTTATTACTTTGGGTACTATTTCTAAATCATCCACAATTAAATCTTTTTTATCAATATCTAATTTAATTATATCATCCATTTTAACATAAACGTAACCATCAACTATTTGTTTTGCACATTTATCCCAGATATAACTTGTAATTTTATTATCTAATTTCATAATTTATTTTTTAGCTTTACTAATTTACTACACTTTTCATATTCTTCTCCTTCAGTATAATATTCAATCATTCCCTCTAAAATTTCCATTTTTTTATCTTTTGACAATGGCTTTTCAGATGGATCCACTAATAGGGGTATATCAACATCTTGTTCAAATAATTCCTCCATTGTGGTTTTCCCCATTAATATACTAAAAGTATTTTCATTAGCCAACCTAACTAATTCTTCGTTTGTAATTTCATTTTTTTCATAGTTGTTAAAAAAGTTATTAAAATTTTCCATAATTTATTATTTTTTTGTTATAAATATTCTATCTTCTCTATCTATTTTTTTTATATAAGAGGTTAGATCTTTTCTATTAATATTCTTTTTTATAAAATATAACCCAAATATTCTTTCATATAAATTAGAATCTAGTTTATTACTTGGAGGGTTAATTAACACTTCAAATAATTTAGATAAATCATTTTTTGTTATTAAAAATGTATTATGTTGAGACATTATAAAATCTTCACAAACCATATCATCAAAATTTATGTTTTTTTGTTTTAATACTTTATATGATAAAAGATTTTTTAAATAAAATACTTTTACACCAAAAGGATCAGCTCCTAATTTAAGGAATCCCCCAGAATAAAATATAGAATAAGGAGAATTATCTGTTATATTATTAATATTAATTTGTTTTGTAAAAACAATTGTATCTTGTAAACAAAAATATAAATCATAATTAGAAAAATTATCATAAGCATATTTATAAGCCCCCCATTCATAGTTTTTATTTTTATTAAATATTATTTCTACATTAGGAAATTGTTCTTTAACTGCATCATAAGTTGATATAATATCACTATTATTATCTACACAAATTATTTTATGTTTAGTATTATTAAGTATTTGTTTATCGTATAAACTTTGAATACTATCTATTAAAGATGTAGGGGGATTATAACAAGAATATACTACTAATACAGATTTATTCATTATCTAACATATTTAATTTATTTAAATCTTTAAAACATGATTCCCAATCAGTAAATCTAATATTTTTATCATCAATATATGCAACTGCTCTTGGTTTTTCAGCTGTAACCTTAGAAATGTATTTAGAAAAATTATGTTTATCTAACCATTCCCAAACTAATTCAGTTCCTGTTTTACCGTTTACTAATCCTCTATCTGGTTTTGCTTTAGCTGTATAACATATTAATGTGTATTTATCTGATAATTTTTTAAGTGCTTCTTCAGTTCCCTTAATAGGTTCATCATATATAGTACCATCATAAAATCCCCTACTGTTTTTATGGATAACGCCATCAAAATCTATACCTAAATTTATTTGTTCATCTGGGTAAGAATGTTTACGAATACCCTTATTCCAATTTAATCCTTTTAGATCTTCAGGACTATTTTGTCCTATTGGAGGACATTCATTACCAGAACCATGTGTTAATTGGTATTGTAATAATAAACTTAAACATTCAGCTGTATGATAATAATCTACTCCTAATATCACTTGAGTCAGTCCTTTTATTTTACTTGAAATAGATTTAGCCGTTAATAAACATGTTTCCATATTATTATCAGAAGCCCACTGTAATGCTTTAATTACATCTTTAGATGTTCCTGAAGAAGAAATACCATATACTAGTGATTTTTTCATTTGGCCTTTAGTTCTAGTAGATGTTCTTTGTTGTAACCATGCTACCATCCATTGTGTAAAATCTGTATCATTAATTAAAGATGTAGCTACAACACAACTGCCTGGGCATATAGCATTTTTTGTACCATTTGACAATCTTGTCATGTCAACTGCTGTGTGATCTGCTATTCCCATATTACCACCATGACCCAATACATAAATATCATTGCATTTATTGTATTTTTCTTGTAATTCTTTCCATTCAGGAGTATTTACTATTTCATTAAATCTATGTCCTATGTTTTCAATATTCATCATAATTTATAATTTTTAATTATTTGTTCTGCTATAAAAAAGTCAAATTTATTATCAATATCTGTACTTTCTACTTCAGCTACAGCATAAGTTTTGGGAAACTCACCTATTCTAGATTTTGTTTTTTTAAAACCATTTTTATTTATAGCATATAGGCTTGTTGTTTCCTTTATTATAGGTTTAGCATCTTGGCTTCTTGGTAATAGTTTAGGATCGTAATTTATAGGTTTATTATTAAACCAATACCAAGTATAATCTTCAATAACTGTAAATACAGAATCATTATTATTCTCATTCATAATGTTTACACAATCATTTAATGTTTTAATTGTTAAAAATGGAGAAGTTACAAAAACTTGAAAATAAACATCATAATTAGGTTTAATATCAACCCAATATTTTAATAAGTCATTCCCATTTGCATCATCTTTTGACAATTTTGGATCTCTATCTATAACATTAATTGAATTTTCTATACAATATTTTTTTACATCTTTAGAATCTGTATCAACAAATATGTCATCAAAAACTTTAGACTTAATTACTGTATCCAAAGCATGTTTATATAAAGGTTTACCCCCAAGCAGACGGAAATTTTTATTAGGTACTCTACTACTATTGCTTTTTATAGGTATAAAACAAGCTATTTTATTCATTTATTATTATTTTTGCTTCTTCTATTGTTTCACAAAAGAAAAATACATTATCATTTTGCAGTACATGGTCATAACCCATTTCATCTCTATACATTTGTACCCAATCAAATCTTACTTGGTTATTTTGGGTAAACATATGTTTAGATATTTCATTTTTAACAATATAACCTATATCATTTATATATTTTATATAATGTACTCCTATCATTTCCAAAGTACTTGGATTAAAACTAAAGTTGTTGCTAATATTAAACTTACAATTACTTTGGGTGTTATTCCTTCCCCCATATGATAATTAGTTAATATAGTAAAAGAAATAATACCTAAAGCAAAACCTAATAATCTACCAGGCCATAACACATTATCAAACGCTTCAAATGCAAATCTAGTAGCATAAATATATCCAAAACTAATAGGTATTCCAAATAAACTTAATATAAAAGTATTATTTTTAAACCATTCAGATATAAATTGTCCATTAGTTTGATACCAAACTGCAATTTGTGTTATAGTAAATATTATAAATGTATATAATAATGCTCTACTCATATTAAAATTTTCTCCATGTTAATCTAACAAAACCCAAATAAAGATTTAATTCAGCCCAATCTTCTTCAGCTACATCGTTTTTACTATAATAAGATAATCCCATTAAAAAACTATCTCCTTGTGTTACTACTTGAAAGTCATCGTACATATTATTCTATTTCTATTAAATTAATACTATTGAATTCTGGATTCTCTGTTTCTCTTAGTTCATCATCAGTTGGTTCATAGTCATCTAATTCATTAAACTCATTATCCCATTTAGCTTCTTCTAATTCAACTTTTCTATCGATTTCATCTTGAGTTGTTTTATCTATTTTCCAAGCTATTGGGGCTAATAAACCTGCATTTTCAACTACGGACCATAATCTTTCTTTCCATAAATCCATTTTAACTCCGTCAATTACACAGTAATAACCTTTATGTGTTGTAATTTCACCTAATCTATCTAAAAATGACCTAGTTAAAATATCTAATTCACCCCCAATTTCGAAATTTTTACCATAATCTTCACAACCATTAGTGTTTGTTTCGAACATTTCCTTTATTTCAACCCACTCATTTGTAAGTACTAATCTTTTTGCTTTAACCATAACCTTTATTTTTTTTTATTTATTAATTCTGATGAATTCACCTTCATATGATACCATTCTCCCTAACATAGGATGAATAATACTACTTCCATCGTTAACATTTTCTCTTTGTTTCTTTTTTAATGAATTTAATTTTATTAAATCAATAAATAATGTTTCATTAATTACTTTACTATTTTTTGTATTTACTCTAATTTTTGACATAACCTTTATTTTTTAATTATTATTCGCTTTCATATTGCATTGCTAAATCTAAATCTGCACTGCATTCTATTACTATAGAATTATCTGCCTCTTTATCTACTCTTTCAGATATTTGTCTATCTATTTCTCTTAATCTAGCAATTTCATCTTGTAACTCTTTTAATCTTGTTTCACTCATAACTTTTATTTAATTTTAATTTATACTTGGCTTTACGCCCTTATTTACTCCGTAAATATACGAAAGGGATCTCAGGTATCCTACCCCTTTCGCAATTACTTTATGATTGTTTATTAAAATGATTTAATAAATCCATACCTTTTAATGCATCAACCTTAGCATCAAATTTTTTAAACATATATTCTTCATCTTTTCTATATCCTAATCTAAATTCAACCCAACTACCACTCTCAAATGAAACTAAAACTGTTGTGAATGAAGAATTACCAGCATATCCATTTCCTGTTTGTACTTTAGCATTTGAATATAATTTTGAATACTTACCAAGAGTATAATTTAATATTTCATTTTTCTTAACAGCATTATCATATTTCCATTGTTGCTCTTGATTATATTCATTTAACTTAACTAATAATGTAGATGGTTTATAAGCTCTGTACTGTGGAGTTATCATTGTGCACATTAATTTATCACCTTCTAAACTAACTCCTGATGAAGTTAACTTACATGAACCATTTCTAAAATATTTATGTATTAAATAAACACCACCACTTACTGTGTTAACTGTTACTTCAGCTTTAAAACTATCATCACCATATCCAAATGATCTTTCATGTGTACTAGTTCCTATTTCAAAATTTCTATTAAAGTTTACATCTTCTACAAAACCACCTTCTTCAAGTAAATCTATCATTTTCTTTATACTTGCTACTCTATCAACTATTTGTTGATTTGTTCTTTCTACAAATCTATCAACTTCATTTAATTGTTCTTGATTTAATACTTGGAATAATTCTAATTGTTCTAACATAACCTTTATTTTTTTAATTTATACTTGGCTTTACGCCCTTATTTACCCTGTAAATATACGAAAGATATTTGGCTTCTCCAAATATTTTCGCATAAGTCTTTATCTTGTTTTTGTAATACCGTGTACTTCTTGGATTAAGTATTCTAATTCACGTTTAGCTTCACGTACATCTTCATCAAGTAATTCTTGAATTATTCTTAATTTTCTATATAGTTCTTCGTTGTTCATATCTTTATTTATACATAAATATACGAAAGATATTTCAGGTATCCAAGCATTTTCGCGGGGATTTATTAGAATTATTTTAAAATATTTTTACCTAATATTAAAGGAGATTCATCTTCATTTGATTTAATTCTAAAACAATTATCAAATTCTTCAACTATTAATTCTTTATTTTTGTATAATTTATAATTTTTATAAACGTATTCTATAACTTGGCTTTTAGTTCCTTCGTTCATTTTATATTTATTTTTTTAATTCAGGATGAAATAATATATCTACTACTTTAGCATCTTTTTTAATTGATTCCCCATCTACTTTAACTTCAGCTGGGTATACTTTAATATCATCTCCATACCAATATTTTATTCTATAACCCCCATTATCTAATAATTCTACTAATAATCCTCTTTTATAATCTTGTGACTCGGCTTGTAATACAACTTCTTTACCTCTAGGTAAAATAAGTTCAGCACTAGGTACTCTATTACCCTCATCGTCTTTAGCTTCTTTAAGATATTTTTTTAAATCAAATGTATCTTTCATTATATATTTTATTATACATATTTAGTTTCTAATGTAAAAAAACCATTACCCCTTTCATATTGAGACCAATTATCTTTTATACCCTTTACTATATATTCTGATTTTTTAATATTGAATCCAATCTTAGTAAAAAATAATTCCCACCATTCTTTATTTTCTCTAATAATATGAGTTATATCATCTTCATATTCAGGAATTATATATTTATTATCTTCACCTAAAGGTACAACGACAAATAATGTTTTTGTATGGTTGTATAAAGTTTTACATAATTCTTTTAATTCATGTTTTTCTATATGTTCAAATACATCTTTAGCAAATATAAAATCAAACTTATCAAACCCACTATGCTGTAAGGATTCAGATCCATTATAAATCTTAAGTTTGTTTTTTATTAAATTATTACACTTAGATATAGCATATTCACTAATATCAACCCCAAAACAGTTATACCCAAGCCTATTAAAAGCATCTACAGAAAATCCTTTAGCACAGCCATAATCTAATAAATTATCACCCTTTTTAATTCCTAAATAACTTACAAACCTTTCACACATAGGTATTGTTAAGTCAGGCATCCATCTATAGTTAGTATAACCACTAATACCTAATTCTACACCATTTTCAAAATAATCTTTATTGTATTTATTCATATTTATATAAATTCATTATGTTCTAATTCTACATTTTTATATTCTTCTATCTTATCTACTTTACCTTCTACCCAATCTCCTAACATATCAACATTTTCAGTAAATACACATCCTTTACACCTTTCAGAAGGATCAAATTTAGGCATTATCTTTTTATCAAGATATTCTAAAATGTCTTCAGGTTTACATAATTGGTATTCTTTTGCAAAATGTTGGTATGAATCATTTAATACTACACTATCACAAGGATATACAGTTCCAGGTATACCTGTTTCGTGGTGAGGTTCTTCACTTAAATAAGGTCTAAAATATGATTGGTGGCATACATGAGATTTTGGAGTTCCATGTACTTTATATTGATGAAAAAATCTATTATCTTTAACTTGTTGTAAAGTTTTATCTAATGCCTTATGTTGAGCTATTAGGTGTTTTTGTTCTAATAAGCAGTTAGGAAGTAATCTTATATATTTAGCATTTAATCTATCTGCTATTTTAGAAACTTTTTGTAGTAACTTAACTCTATCTGTCATTATATCTTCTGTCATCTCATGTTCAACAGTATACACCATTGAACAACCTACTATACATTCTTCATTTAAATCAGATGTATTAAAATTATCACCTATTCTTTTTTCCCAATTAGTAAACATATTAATACTAACTCTAACCCAAGAAAATGCTGCTAGTGTTTTTGGTTCTAATCTTTTAGCTAATGTTCCATTTGTAATAAGAGCAACTGATAGTTTTTGGTCATATTTTAACCATTGTACTAGTTCATTAAAATATTTATATGCTGTTGGTTCTCCTCCTCCTGTTAGTATAACTGCTTTTAATCCCCTTGTTTTTAATTTTACAACATAATCTTTTATTACATCTAAGTCTAACCTAGAATGTGTATCACGATATGTAACAGAACAATAAGGGCATTTAAGATTACATGCTCCTTCAGGTGATATATGTGTTGAAACTACAGTTCTTCCTGTTCCTTCTTTATAAGAAGTCATTGCTTCAACATGTTTCCAAAATTTTACACCCGTTGAAGTAAACTTATGCTCTTCTTCTGATTTTTCTCTGTCGTCTACTTCTTCTGTTAAATTATTATCTTCGTAAAAAATAAAAATACCAGAATAAGGTATACCAGATTCTAATCTATCAAGTATTTCATTAGATTTTGTAGGTGTTAAAGGTATAAGAAAGCTTGTACTTTCTTTATCTATATATTCATAATTTTCTATCCAATTTTGGATTTTACCTCTATTTGCGTATCTATGAATTACAATTTTACCATCATTTTTTCCTTTACATATAGATAACTCACCCATATTATTTTTTAAGGTAGATGTCCTTAATACATCAAAATCTTTTAGTTTCATAATTTATGCTAAATACTCAGCTATTAACCGAGAAGTTTTATAACGTTCTTTTTCTAATTGTAATTGGAGTGAATATAAATTACATAAAGCTTTTAAACCACCAGGTGTATTTTCTTCAATATTAATTACTATTTCCCCATCTAAATGGTTAAAAATATATCTTAAATGGTCTATAGAATTCATCATATATCTAACTTATTACTTACTTTTTTCCAATATCCTACAGTCATCTCGTTTTGCATGCCTCTAGGTCCTCCATTCCAACATCTTGCTATTTCTTCAGCTGTACTTAATTTATAATGTTGACAATAAATATTAAACATTTGTATTGACTTATGTCTTAACCATCTATCTTCATATATATATCTTTCTGAAGATCCTTTTCGTTTTAATATTCTATTTACATCTTCAACCATACATTGTCTTATTTGTAAATACCCAACAGCATCTTCTGAAGCATTATATGCTGAATCTCTTCCACTACTTTCTACATAAGATATAGCGTTAATAAGATCTATTAATTCTCTAGCAGGTTGGGAATCAAATATTTGATATCTTTCATTTAATGAGTCTATTTCATGTTTTAAACTATCAATTAATGTATTGTTATTATTTAATTCATGTTGTAATTGGTCTACTTCATTAGATGCTTTATTTACTACAAAAATTAAAGCTATAATTAATAATATAACAGCAGTAGCAGTAAAATATATTTGATCATTGTTTGATTTTGTCATTACCATAATTAGAAATTTTTTAAAAAGTCTCCTTTAATTTGTTTAGATTTTAACTTTTCTGATTTTTCGTCGTTTTTTAATATTTTAGTAGCTAATTTTTCAAGATGTTTTTCTTTTTGTTTATCATAATCATTAACTATTTTATTATGTTTTTTATGTTTTAAACCTTTATATTTCTTCATTATATTCTTGATATATAATCATCTTCACTTTTAGTATTACTTAATCCTAACTTTTCTAATTGTTGGAGTTGATAATTATCTAATTCCCACTCAACGGTACTTTGATTTACAGGTTTATGATCTTCAATACCTTTAATTTGTTTATTTGTAAATATATCTCCAACAGTTAAAAAATAATGATTGTAGCATAATAATTCTATATTTTCCTTTCTATAATTTTTTTTATTATTGTCCTTGAAATGTAGTAATAAAGGCATTTTATAATCAGATACTCTACGTTCATTAAATTTACAAGTAGCACATTCTTCTAATAAATGACCTTCTGTTATTAATCTATATTTTATTTTATCTGGTGAAAATGATGATGCATCAACTCTACCTTCAATTATGTCTATTAATGCTGGTTCTTTTCCTTTGCCTCTTAAAAATTTAGGAATACCTTTACCACATTGGTTTTTATGTTGTTCAAATAAATTATCATGAGTATCACTCTCATATAACTTAGCCCACCTTTTATAATGTATATAACTTACATTAAGATACCTACATGCTGCTCTATTACTTTTAGTTTGAGACATAGCAGCTAAAATCATTTCTTTAGTAAGTGGTTTAGCTTTCGGCATCTCCAAACTTTACTTTCTTATTCAATTCTTGCTGCTTTTGATAAGAGTCATATTGATCTGATGTTACGACTTTAATAGTATTATAAGTATGATCACCACTACCACCAGTTACATTTATTGCTCTTTTAGGTTTTTCAGTTGAACAATTAATACAAAAATCATATCCAAATTTTGTTAATCTTAATTTAGGCATAGCAGCTCCACACCTAGCACAATTTATCATTTCCATACTTTATAATGTTTATTAGATAAATATACGAAAAATATTTTAGATATCCAAATTATTTATCGGAATATCTAAACTTAATATATGCAAATAAATCTTTAGGAGTTTTTAATTTGAATTTTTTATCTGATTCTTCTTCAACTAGTGGGATAATTTTACCATCAGGTCCAATTCTATCATACAAATAAAACATAATAAGATTAGTCGTATCTAACCCAAATTGTAATTTTAACATATTTTCTATTACTATCCAAAGAGGACTAACTAAGGGATTAACGTCTAATCCCATATCAATAACCTTGTCTTCTAAGTTTTTTGCTTTTTCTAATTGTTCTACAAATAAAATAAATAATTTTTCCTCACTTTCTTTAATATTATCTTTAATAATAATATCACTTCCTAACATCTGTTTAAATAAACCCCTGATGTCATCCTCGCCTTCAAATAACTCACCCATTATTACTTAGTTTCGTAATGTTCTATTATTTTATCTGAATTTTTACAACATTTATCTACTTTAGTAGTAGCACAACTACTAAATAAAGTCATCCCTATTAACAATATTATCATCGATATAATACTGTATCCTACTGCCTTAGTGCTAGCTTCATAGCTTTTTTTACTTTTTCCTTGAAAATCCATAGTTTATAATTTTATTACAATAAATATTTTTTTAAATGCTGTTAAAGACATATCTTTTGATTTAGCAAAATAATTATAAGCTGTTGTTAAACTATCTGCACTTGTCCTATGAATTATTTCATTGCCTGACTTTAAGAACATTCCATATTTTTGCATATGTTTATTTATTAATTATTACTTTAATGTTATCGATAATATACAAACCATTTTCTAATTCTCCAACTTTAGATTTATATTCTCTGCCTAATACATCATAAATTTTATTAATTTTAGTAGATAATTCTATTTCGTTTATACTTGTTATAACAAAACATGGTGTATTTGCATTAGCTATATCAGATTCACAATCTAATTGCGTAGCATACGTTCCAAGACCAATACCTACGTCAGCACATCCAAATGGTGTACATTCCCATGAATTACTACTTCCCATACCTGTAGAAAAATACACACCTAATTCTGTAAAATTTTGTAAATTAACAGGATCACCTTCAAAAATAGTATTACCATTTTGATCCATTACTACTACTTCACCTACACCATTTGCGCAACACATTCCATCACCGTATGAATCATATAAATTAAAAGTATAACACTCATTACTATTTACATAAGCAGTTTCATTATATTGAGTATTGTTATTATAAGGACCACCAGAACCAACTACTATACCACTTTCATCAATAACTTCCCATGTTGTTTCACTTCCATAACCATCAGTTAAAATATCTACATTAATAGTTCCAGGTGATATTCCGTTTACTACATCACCATTTAAATCAAAATGTGTAAATGTAGAAATTAATGAATTATTAGTTGTATTTTGATCTATTTGTCCATTAGGATTACTAGCTACCCAAGTAACTGTATTATTAGCTTGTGGTGTAAAAGTAACACTATTAAGGGTTAATGTTTCTTCAGCACCTGAAGCTAAATTACCAGTCCAATTAATAGCAGGATAAGTACTACCATTAATATCATAAGTTAAATCTAATGATGTTAAATTTTGATTACCATAATTTCTAAATGTAATAGTTATATCTGTTTCACTAGCACAAACAACACTTTCAGCTGTTGAGTTAGTTACATTAGCGTCATATGCATTTGGAAATATAGGTGCTACATTAGCTTGAAAACCAGTAATAATTTCACCTGGACCTTCAGTTATATAAGCTACAACATCTAAATTTGTAGGGTCTAAATCTGGAAAAAATCCAGTAGTTGATTGACCACTAGCTAAATTAGTAGGCATTTGCCATGTATGTGTATTAGGAACAAATGTACCCGCAGTTGTAACATTAAATTCTAAACCATTAGCACCATCCATTAAATGTCTAAACATATGTTGATGGTTATAAGTTGGGTTCCAAGGTCCTGTTATTATTGCATTTGGGTTATATGATAAAGCACCTGTTTGAGGACCTGGTACGTTATTTTGTACTACTGCTACGTGTAACACATTTATGTTTGTAGTAGTTTGTGTGTAATATGTTTCCGTATTAACTGTTAAAATACCAGTAGACATATCGTAACTTGCTTGAACACCAACATTAACATAAGATAGTTGTGACATAATATCAGCTGATGCTGCTACCCAATCACCTCTACTTAAAGCTGTAGTACCTGGACTACCTTGAGGAGATATTCCACTAAATGTTGCTCTATTAATAGTACCAGCTGGATAACCTGCTAAACCCGAATTAGCTGCAATTGCAGCTCCAAATAAACAGTTAAAATCAGGATCACTTGGTCCATTTGGATTAGCATATCCACCTGTGTGTATATTAATTAAGAAAACATCCATTGGATTAGCATCATGTAAACCTTGAGCTATTAAATGTCCATCAGGACAATATGTACAATATATACCTGTAAATTCTTCAAGTATAACATTTCTGTTTTCAGGAGTTGTACTTACAAAGGTTTGTGCTTGTATTTGTAGTCCAAGCAAGACTATTACAGCTAATATTAGCTTTTTCATTATTTTATTTTATTTTATTAATTAATTGTTTTATTTCAGCACATTTTTCATATTCTTCATACTCCTCAAAATAATTACTTATTTTTTTTAATGCTGATGGGTAGTATAAGTAGGATAGTTTTATTATTATAGATAAATTTACTATATTAAATAATTCTACTGTTGTTTTATCTTTTTTAATTGCTTCTTTAATTGCTTTAAAAGAATCTCTCATTATAACATCTCTAAATTCTTCTTTATTAGATAATTCTTTTAGTTCTCTTTTATTACTATAACTTATCTCTATACTTGTAATTTTTCTTTTCGTAGTTTTTTCTTCCATAGTAATAAGTTTTAGGGTTGATACTATTATAAATATTACAACTTAATTAATTCATTAACATAATTTTTTATTTCAATAATATCTATTTTTAAATTACCTAATTCAAATTTTCCAATTTCTCCATTATCTTCTAATATTTCAGATAATTGAGATAAATATTGCATATCTTGTTCATTAAAATTATTATCAATAGTAATTAAAATATTGTTGTTTTTTTCATTATCATATGGTTTTACTCTTTCATATAAATCCATAATTGTGTTTTGTTGTTCAACTTTAATATAATCCTGGATATTGCAGTTAGTATATATAGTATTACACCAGGGTTCTAAATTGTTTAGCAAATTTATATTTTTATTATTAAGTATAATCCCTATATCATATTTAGGGGGTATAATAGGTTTCATTAAACTATCATGTTTAACAAAATGACCCCATTTACGAATAAAATTACGAGATGATCTTTTGTTTTGTGCTAACCATTCTGGAGAATCTTCATATATGTTTTTAGCTTTATCAACTGTATTTCTTCTACTACCTCTACAAGTCATATGATAAACACATCCACCCCATGTTTGTACAAATTTGATTCCGTTTAATTGAAAACGATTAAATATATCACTATCTTCTTTAGATTGTGGTGCGTATAAAGGATCATGTCCACCTATTTCTTGAAAATCTGACTTATAAAATGCCCAAGGTGCAAATATGCCTTCAGTTATTTTAGTTGATTGTTGTAATTGAACATCTTTAAACCATTCTAATAATTCTTCTTCTTTAAATTCTTCAGGTTCAACACCAAAGTCCATTAACATTTTTTCAGGTCCATCAGGGTGTAAAGGTGGTTCAATACGAGTTAAAGATACAATTGTTTTATCTTTTAACTTGTGTTCAATTTGATCTAACGCACCAGGCATTAAATACATGTCTGCATGATAAATCATACAAATATCATGTTCAGCTACTTCATTAACTAATCTGTCATATAAAATTGTGTGACCTAATCGCTCTGGGCCTTCATTTCTAATTGCATCAAATGCACCATCTTCAGCCATCATTGCTTGACACCAATCCCATGTACCATCTGTACTAGCATCATCTGCTACACAAATTTGTACTTCATGGTTGCCTTGATTTTTTCTTATTGAATCGTAAGACCATTTAAGGTACTTAAGATTATTTCTACCAGGTTGTATTAAACTTATTTTCATATCTTAAATTTTTTTTCATTATAATTATTTTCATATCCAAATTTTGCTAATTCAGAACATAAATCATAAAAATCTTTGTCTGTTTTTAACCTATTTAATTTTTCTTTTGCTGTAGATAAATCTCCCATTTTTACAGTTAAGTCTGGATGGCATATTTCTTGTGTGTCTAAACCTTCATACCCAATACAAGGTATGCCTAAATAAGCACAATTTAAAGCAAATGTACCTGCAGCATGTGTACGCATTAAATGAATACCATATTTAAAATTATTAAGTGATTTAATCCATTCTACCCAATTCATATAAGGTAAATGATTTAAATTAGGCATTTGTTCTTCACCTTCAATTTTTCTACCCATACTTGGGATATAAATGGGACAATCTGCTTCCTGTGCTATTATGTAAGAATCAAATCCACCGTACCAACTGCAAAAATTACCACCTATAATAATGTCTTTTCTTTCAACTTGTGGTAGATTATTAATTGAATCTTCAATCATCAAACTAGGTAAAATTTTACATTCTTTACCTGTTAAACCCTCATAATATTTTTTATCTAATATATTATGAACAAACATAAAGTCAGCTTCTTGTATAGTATTAAAATACCATATTTGTTGTTGTAATGGATAATCTTGCCAGTACCAATTAGGACCTTCTTGCATTACAGCTATTTTACTACAATATTGTTTTAATTTATTTAAATCAAATTGTGGGTTTTTCTTTGGAATGATAACAATACCTAAGTCATATTGTTGGTCAGGTTGTTGGTTTATACTCCAATGATCTGCTTCTAATGAACATATCCATGCTAAATCTGTTCGCATATTAGGATTATTCCTAGATATTTTACCTTGATATTGTCCTTCTGTAAAGAATGCTATTTTCATTTTTTATAGTATTTTAACCAATGATCAGTCATTTCTTCCATCATACTTTTAAAAGTATATGTGGGTTTCCAACCTAATTCTGTTCTAATTTTTGTAGAATCTCCTTTTAAATAAGGTAATTCTTCTGGTCTTAAAAATTTAGGATTTTGTGTTACATAATCTTTATAGTCTAAATTTAAATAGTTAAATACTAATTCACACATTTCTCTTACTGAATGTGTTTCCATAGTTGATACTACCCAATCCTCAGGTTTATTATGTTGCACCATTAAGTGCATTGCCCTAACATAATCATATGAATGACCCCAATCTCTATAAGAATCCATATTACCTAATTCTAATTTATCTTGTAAACCTAATTTAATCCTTACTGCTGCCTTTACTACTTTATTAGTTACAAAATTACTACCTCTTCTAGGTGATTCATGATTAAATAAAATACCGTTTGTAGCATGTAACCCATAAGCACGTCTATAATTTCTTACAATATTATAACCAAATACTTTAGAACATCCATAAGGTGATACTGGGTTCATTGTGGTAGTTTCTCTTTGAAAATTATCATTATCAACAGACAAACCAAACATTTCAGAACTACTTGCTTGGTAAAATTTTGCTTTAGGACAGGAACGTCTATATGCTTCTAATATATTAAGAACACCTAAGGCATTTGTTTGTACTGTAAATTGGGGAATGTCAAAACTAATTCTTACGTGGGATTGGGCAGCGATATTATATATTTCATCAGGCTGTATGTCATCTAATAACCTTTCAATACTACCTTGATCTAGTAAATCAGCATAATAAGTATTAATTTTATTATGTATTTTTTCTATTCTTGTATCTTGGTTTTCAGGAGTTGAATTTCTTCTAACTGTACCATGTACCTCATATCCTAATTCTAATAAATATTCAGCTAAATAACTGCCGTCTTGCCCATTAATTCCTGTAATAAATGCTTTTTTCATTGTTTATTTTGTTTGTAAGTAGGGATCTATTTCCTCTACACTATTAAATACTTTCATTTTAGATACATCAGGCCAATCATTTATTGTCCATTGTATTGGTTTAGTTTTAATTGCTTTTGGTAATTTTTCTAAACCTAATTCAGCAGTTTCTGGGGTCATATAATAGTGATATCCTACCATTTCTATATTTTGTTCTCTCCAAGGTATATCTGGATGTCTCCCATCATATGACATTTTCTTTAATTTAATTGCTGCTTCTTTATTATCCGTCAATATACAACCCCCTCTACCCAAAGCCAAGTGTTTTCTAAATTGAAAACTGATATTCATGAAAGTTCCAGGGATATAGCTATTCCTTTTCCATAATACAGCTGCATCAATAATATTATCAGTTAAATAATAATAATCTTTCCAATCTTCATCCTTAAATTCAAAAGTCATATTTAACTTTGATGCTAAAAATGGTACTGATATGTAAGTTCTTTTAGGTACTTTAATTGAACCTATATGTTCATGTCTTAAACATAATTCAATCCCATGAGTACAACAATCTACTGCTACAGCATAAGATGAACCAAAAAATTCAGCTATTTTATTTTCAAATATTTTTATACTCTCAAAACTCATTATATAAGATAAAAACTTTTAAAACCCTCATGATTAAAAAATTGAGCTGCATTAGTAAACCCTGAATATGTTCCTAAAAGAGATTGACATTTAGAGAGAAGTTTTGCTTGAATTATACATTCTTCACCTAATCTTTTTCTATGGTTAAGATCATTAGATGGAGATGTTAACCACCAAGGTTTATATTTATTATTAATTTCTTCATCTGTTTGAGTTGTTTTCCTAAAGAAATCTTTTAAGTAAATAGTTTGGGGGTTTATTTCTAAAATATTGTTTAATATTTCGTTATCATCTGTAACTAAAAATATATTATCAATATCAGGATGGTCATTTAAAAAATCTTTGATAATATGCCCCCACACATTAGAATTTACTTTTGGATACTCTTTATGGAATTTTAACATTTCAGTACCTCGTGCCATAACCCCTAAAATATTTTTATTTGCAAAATATCTTTCAAATAATGTATTTATTTCAAGTGTAATATAAGATTGTAATTTACAATATTTTAAATCCATTTCTCTAGCATAGGGTAATGATGGGTTTTGATGAAATTGATTGGGTACATGAGAAATATTACTATAATTAACTTCTATATTAGGACATTCTTTAATATTAAGAGGTTTATCTTGTTGAAACCACCAATCCCAAGGATTAATATTTAAATCTTCTGCTGTTAAGGTTTCAAAATTAAATGTTGGATTCCACCAAGTATTCGAATTATCTACATAGGGGAATAATTTATGATTATGATGTAAATCTAACATAGTAGACATTACACCAAAATAATTACTAAAAAACCCAGCACTAGGAGTTCCTTCAAAATGTATTCTTCCGTAATTCATTATAAGTGTTTTTTCATTGCAATGTTATTAACTTTAAAACCATTTTTATAATAAAAATTAATTAATGATTGATCACAAGTTAATGTTATTCTATAACATTCTTTACTATAACCAATTTTTACTAATTCTTTAATAAGTTTTACACCAATATTTTTTCCTCTAAATTTTTTATCTACAACTATATCTTCTATATGACCTGCTAATTCTCCTCTTATTTTATTTTCTATAACTATACTCCCATAAGCAATAATTTGATCATTATGTAAACCTACAATAGCATTATTAGAATTATTTGATACAAATCTATTCCAACATACTTTTTTATCTCTAATTGTTCCTAATAATTCTGTTAGTTGATTTAAAAGATAATAAACATCCTTCCAATCTTTTTCCTCTACAGGTCTAAACTTTATAGTACTCATTGTGGTATTTTTTAATTATATCTATTGGATCTATTGGTTTATAATCTGGATCCATTAGTGGTAAAATTTTATTCCATTCATGATATACAGTATTTCTATTCCATAATGCTTTTTGTCCTTTTCTTAAAATATTATTATATTCCTTATCTGTAATAGAATTTATTTTATTTACAGCTTCTTCTACACTATTAAATGTAATGATTTCATCTTCATTAAAATAAGTATCTAAATCAGGAGCTGGTTCTGTTAACAAAACAGCTTGAGAGGGGATTTCAATTACTCTACCTTTTAATTCATTTCTAGTTCCAATAGCATTAGAACTAAAACATAATGAATATTTTGATTTTGCTAAATTTTTTTTCATTTCATCATGAGTTAAAAATTCTTCTTGAGTAATACTACAACCTAACTGATTAAACTGGGATATTTTGGATCTTCTATCACCATGTAATCCTCCATAATGTTGAACATTAATAGATTTATTATTTACATCTTCAGTACACATAGTATTAGGGTTGAATCCCCATTTCATTTTTAAAAATCCTTCCTCAGGTAAACCATCTCTTAAATACCACTCTTTTATCCCTTCAAATGTAATAATCCCATCCACAAAAGGTATCCAATGTTTTAAATTAGAATCATGAAATCTATAAGCATCACTTGATAAAAGAAATACTTTACACAATTCTCTTATTCTATCAAATTCTTTATGAACTCCTACTAAATAATTAGTATGAATAAAAAAATCAGCATTAAATTCTTTTACAGTATTGTATAAATCATCAATATTATAATCATCATAATCATAATATAACACTTCATATCCTAATCTATCTAAAACCCCATACCAATAAATTATAGCTGAACTATAATCATTTAAATTTTTATTGTGTCTGTGTCTTAAAGATAATACTACTTTTTTATTTTTCATTAATAAAAGTCTTATCTAATTTTTGTCCTTCATAAGGACCTGTTTTATATTCATATACAATAGTATTATCTTCTAATATTTTATAGGTATGACCTCCATATAAAGTATAACTAGCATCCCCAGCTTCTAAAATAGGTTCTGCTATTATTTTATCATCTATATCATAAAATATACATTGTACCTTTCCTTTAATTACAACCCAAGATTCTTGAGCAATTTGTTCTTTATAATGTCTATCTTTTGTAATATGTTTATGTGGTGGGAATGTTTTACCTTTTTCCATTTCTAAAGTAGCACATTGAATAAAATTATTTTCAGGTACAATTTCAGTTCTACCTTTTATTTCTGATAGTCTATTTACAATATGTAATAGTCTGCCATCTACTTTTGAATATATTTTTTCCATTATAATATTGAGTGTAATACTATTTGATGAACACATTCTACCACACCATAATCACTTGAGTCAACATGCCATCTCCACATAGGGTTCATATTATTTAATTTATTATTACTATTAAAACCAGTTAAAGCTAAATATGTTATATTATTATTTTCACAGTATTTAGCGGCATTAACTATATTCATAGAATTTCCTGATGATGAAATTAAAATAACTAATGTATCTTTTTCAGTAAAATCATCTAAGAATTCTACATATGCCTTATCTCTACCATAATCATTTATATAACAAGTTAATCTTGAAGGATCGGAAAAACTATAAGATTTTTTTTCTAAAACTTTAGTATAATCTTGAGATATATGAGATGCAATTGAATTACTACCCCCATTTCCTATTATAATAATTTCTTTATGATTATTTATCCAATACCATAAACTATTTTTAACATCTTCTGTTACCTTATTTATTTCTAATCGTAATTTATTTAAGTTCATCTAGTACCTCTTTTAAGTTGCTAATAACATATTCTTGTTCTTCTCTTGTTATTTCAGCATAAAATCCTAACCACATACCATTATTATGATACTTCATAGTTTGGGGTAATTCTGTATTATCATTATAAGCAGGTTCAACATGGATTGCTTGTATATCCCACTTACAACCAATATTTCTTTTTCTTAATAAATCTACAACTTGATCTCTGTTGTATTTATCATCTAAAATTAAATGATAATTTTGCCAATTATATCTTGTGCAATAATCAGGAACAACATTACCAATAGAAACTCCATAACCTCGTAGTTGTTCATTAATTAAATAATTATAATATTCACCCGCTTCATCTCTTAATTCTATTTCTTCATCAAAAAATCTTATTTGAGATATTCCTAAAGCACAAGGAATATCAGCCATTTTAAAATTGTTACCTATAAAATCAAATTGTTCTTTAAGTAAAAATTTAGCTTTATCTCTAGCTAAAGGAGAAATATTAGTACCAAATGCTCTATAAGATTTTAACCATTCTGCTATATTTTTATCTCTTACAACTATCATTCCACCTTCACCTGTTGTTAAACATTTTCTAGCTTGAAATGAATATGTTACTATATTATTACTATTTCCAATTTTTTTACCTTTATACTCACTACCCAAAGCACATGCTGAGTCTTCTATAATAGGAATATCTAACTCCTTAAAAGCATCTAAATCACAAGGAATACCCATTTGATGAACTAAAATAATGGCTTTAGTATTAGGTGTAATTCTAGATTTTATATCTTCTATATAAGGAACACCATATTCATTTACATCACACCAAACTGGGGTTCCACCTGCATTATTAACTGCAAATCCACTTGCAACCCAACTCCAAGAAGGTACTATAACTTCATCAGTTGATTCTAATCTTTTACCTCCATTAATAGCTAATAAACCCATTTCAATAGCTACAGTCCCATTAGATACTGCTACATAATATCCCTCAGGATCATTATTATATTCTTGAATACAATCTTCAAATTCCTTTATACGAGGACCACCACTAATCCATCTTGATTCTAATACTTCTTTAATTTTTGATAATGCTGCTTCTTCTTTAAGATAAGGTTTTCCTAATGGTATTTTCATAATTTATTTTTTATTTATAACATTTATTAATGACCAAATATTTAAAATATTTACATTTGGTTTTTCCCCCAATATAAAAAATTCTAATTCAAGATCCAAATTTGACTTGGAAGTAGTTGTGATTTTTTTACAAGTACCTTCAATAACTTCATTATCAACATAGTGGGTATTATCATAATATAAATCATCATTTTCCCATATAAAGCTTCCTTTGTCTCCTTTTATAATAATTTTTCTTTCCTTTATAGGATAATTCCAAGAAGAATAGAAATGACCAGGTATTTTTCCATCTAATTCTAGATATAAAGAGCTACTTTTTATAGGTAGGTTAAATTCACTAAAACTAGATTGTTGTCCTATTTTGCACTCACCAAATAAATCTCTATAAATATATAAATCGTGAATCATATAATCTTCTAAAATAGAGACATCAGATCTAACTTTAGGACCCATTGATGCTCTAATACTTTTCCAATATTGAGGTTTTCCTATTTTATTTAAATTATTTTTAATATACTGGTATTCATCTGAATATAAAAATATATATCCAGGGAATGCATCTTTAATTAATTCTGCATCTTTTATATCAATCCCACATGGTTTTTCTACTAAAATATTTTCTTGTGGGATATTTAATTGATTTACAATTTTACTATGAAGTTTAGCATTTACTGCTAAAATAACATGAGTATATTTAATGTTTACGTCATTTATATCATTAAACAACGGTATATCAACGTCTATAACAGGTAAAGGATCAACAACACCCACTAAATCGTATTTAGAATTTTTAATTGTTTTATACCAATTTTTCCCCCAATAACCACAACCTATTAATAATATTTTTATATCTCCCATACTGTTACTCCTTTATTGTCTATATTAATTTTTATTTTATCTGCATATTTTACTTGATAATAATCATCAGGGTATTCTAATTCATCTGTTATTATTAAAAAATACCCACCACCTCCAGCACCACATAATTTATGAAATATTATTATATTATCTTTATCTAAGATATTATCTAAAGTAGATAATTCTTTATTATTTAATATTTCATTTGATGTTTGTTTTTTAATGTTCCAAGAATCACTTAATAATTTAAAGAATTCTTTGGAATTATCAAGTGATTTATAAGTTTTATCTACTAATTTTAATAAAGGATAACTTTTTTTAATATTAATAGTTTTAAGAATATTAGTTGACGATCTTTTTACTTCTGTATTATGTAAATATATTCCCTTATGAGATAAAGGTAATTCAATAAATTTTACATCAACATCCCCATTAAAAATCATTAGTTTAGGTGATGGTAAACCACAACCATAAGTATCTTGATAACCCGTTAAGGGATTAAAATTTAATTCTATTTCATGAGCTATTTTACATATTTTAGCTTGTGACCATTTTAATCCTTTAAATTCACATGCAGCAGCAACTGCAGCAACCATATATGAGGAAGATGCTGCTAAACCACTACCAGTTGATGGGATATCTGCATTAAAAGCCATTGTTAATGGAGGTAATTTAAAATATTTAATTAATTCCCTTGCTATATCATTTTTTATCTTATTTGGATCAATTACATTTTCTCTTTTAGTATAATTTATTACATATTTTTTATCATATCTTTTAGATAAAGAAATATATGTGTATAAAGATATAGGAAAACTAATTACTTGTCCATACCCATATTCATCAATAAAAGACTGTAAATCAGTAGATCCTCCTACTAATGAAACTCTTAGGGGGCATTTAGATATTATCATTTTTTAATTTTTTTATAACCATAGGATTACCAGTAACAAAACTATTATCTGGGATATCCTTATTTACTAATGTTAAAGCTCCTATTATTACATTGCTACCGATAGTTACTCCTTTAGTTACAATACTATTAGCTCCTATTTGTACATTATTACCAATTTTAACAGGTGCCATTCTTATGTGAGATCCTTTTTTAGAATCTTTTTCCCAATTGTAAGCTCTAAATTTACTAGAGTCATGAGTGTAAACATGAACCCCAGAAGATAGTGTAACTTTATTTCCTATTTCTAATCCCCCTGAACCATCAACTAAACAAAAATATCCAACCCATATATCATTACCAAATTTAATATATTCTTTTCCTCTTACTATACTAAACTCATTCCAAGGACCTACTTCATTATTTAATTTATCCCAATTATTTTTTATCATTCCAAAATTGAGTTTTAATTTTAGTATCCTCATGGAGATTCATAACATGACCTCCCATAGGATTTGGATCTATTTGTAACCAATAATCACAATTTTCATTGCCTAAATAATATAATATTTCTAAATGTTCATTTAAATATCTTACATGTTCCAAAACATTTTTTGAATAGATATAGTCAAATTTAATATCTTTTGGTAATTCTTTAAAAGTTGTTATTATTTTTACATTTGGAAAAGATTCATATCTTTTTTTAAGAAGAGATGATATGCCTAAATTAGCTTCAAGTAAATATAAGTCTACCCCATCAATATCTCCACTCCAAGGGGTACCAGATCCAGCACCAAAATCTAATACTGTTTTATCTTTCCAAGCAGGCCCACAAATTTGAGTTTTAGATGACCAATTCCCATATTCATCTGCATATTTATATATTGCTAACCATTCTTTCGGGGTACATAAAGAATTAGAGTTATTCCAATTGCTCGCTCCTTCACCAGCATAATTGTTATCTTTATACTTAGAACGAAATTTTTTATATTCTTTAAGAGTAGAACATTCACTTACTAAATCTATTAATTCATTTAATTTTTTTTCGTCTCCGTATTTTTTTATTTGGTTTTTATTATATTGTACGTATTGGTATTCCATTTTATTTTTTATTTATCCACTTATTAGTATTAATAATCCCATCTTTAAGGTTATATTTAGAACCCCATCCTAGTTTTTTTAATTTTGTTGTATCTCCAACTCTTTTATTTTCTATATCTGTTCTATTTTCAGGAACTATTTCAATATTTAATTTAGTATTAGTTACATCTTCAATTGTACTGATTAATTCTGTTAATGTTACTCCATTTTGAGTAGACACATTAAATACTTCTTTATTAGAGTTAAATGTTGATAATATAATAGCATCAATAACATCATTAACATAAACTAAATCTAATATTTTTTCATCCGGATTCCCAAATACTTTTATATTTTTATTATTATTTTTTATATTATTTAACCAATTAAATATTACTTCAGTATATGCTCCTTCACAATCCATTCCTACCCCATATACACTAAAAAATCTATTAATAGTATAATCTAAACCTACCATATTATCATAACTACGAATTAAATTTTCTGTATAATATTTTCCAGCTCCATATATTGTATGAGGAGTACAAGGGTCATCTTCTTGTATAGGTTGACGTTTGGGTTTATTATATACACTAGCTGTACTAGAAAAGAATAATTTAATATTATTTTTAGCACAATAATTAACTACATTAAACCCTCCAGATGCTATATAATCATGTCCTTCTTTGTTATAAGTAGCACACCTATTAATTCTAGTTGCTGCTAAGTGAAAAAAATGAGTTACATTATTTAATTTAGTAAAATCAAAATTACAAACATCACCATAAATAAACTCAATTTTTTTATCTTTAGATATATTTCTTAAACTATTAGTTCTTACTAAATTATCTATTATATAAACTTTATTAAAACCTTCTTTAAGTAATCTTAAGGATAGATGTCCTCCTATAAAACCTGCTCCCCCACTTATTATTGCATTTTTTCTTTCCATAGTTTTATATATTTTTCTTTTATTTTTTGTAAATAAGGAGGTCTGTGGTCCTTATTTTTACTTTTTTCACTATGGCTTATTGAATGGTCTGATATTCTATATAACCATAAAGGAGTCGGTTCATAATACCCTTTAATCCCAAAAAATAACATTCGTGCCCAATATTCAAAATCTCCAACCCCAAAAAATTCATCAAGTGAAGGGAGACCTATTATATTATGAATTTCTTTTCGATATAAAGTTCCAGGAGCTAATAAATTATTATTAGCTCTTGTTACTTCATTATTTTGTACACCAAACCACTCTTTAAATCTATCTAAGGGATTTGAATAATCGGGTTGAAATTGGGGAGAAATCATAGGTCCCTGTTGGTTTAAATTTTCATCAGTTCTTATACCATTACAACTAAAGAACATTATTTCTGGGTTTGAGAAAACTTCTTTTACCTTTTTATAAAAATCAACTACAAAAACATCATCTTGTCCTGTATTATGTATAATATCTCCTTTTAATAATGGAATTGCACCCATCCAACCACCACTACATTTTCCCATTCCATAATTTACTTTGCTATAATGGTATTCAACCTTATCATTTAAAAGATTTTTAATATCATTATATATATCTTTATCACCTTTATCATTAAAAAGAATATATTGATAATCAATCTCAGCTTCTTCTAATGCTAGGATATTATATTGTATAGACTCATTTATATGAGGATTAATTTTATATAAATTATGTATTATTGATATTTTCATTACTTTGCTGGGTTTCCTTTTACTATTGAATTATCTGGTACATCTTTGGTTACAACCGCACCAGCTCCTATTACTACATTATTTCCTATTTTTATAGGTAAAATAGTTGCATTACTTCCTATTCTTACATTATTGCCTATTTTAGTTTTTCTCTCAATCCATTTTCCCTTTTCTTCGGTAAAGTTATCATTTACAAACATAACCCCATGGGCTATAAAACAATTGTTACCAATTTCAACACTACTACAAACAAATGAATGACTACTTATTCTTGTATTATTTCCTATTTTTACATTATTTTGTATTTCAACAAAGGGACCTATAAAACTATCTTTTCCTATTTTACATCCATATAAATTTACAGGATTTATAATTTTTACACTATCATGTATTTCAGGAGCATTTAATTTGGGGTTTTGGTTGTCTACTATTCTTTTTCTTAAGTTAGTAGTTGAATGGTTGTGATTTCTATTATGAAAATATATAGGAGCTAAATCAAATCCCGTTATTTTATCTTTTAAAACTTTCCAATCTGACCCCATTATTCTAATATCTGGATTTATGTTATTAATTAATTTAATTAAATCCTTTTCTGTTGAATATGTTCTAACTTCATCAACATATTTTATTGAACTAACCATTAACAGTCTTTCTTCTAAAGTTTGAATAGGTTTATTTTTAGAAGTAGGCCTATCTATAGTAGGATCTATTTGCAATCCTACAATTAAATAATCACAATGGTTTTTACAATCCTGTAGCATTAAAATATGTCCAGGATGTAAAAGATCAAATGAACTACAAGTAAATCCTATTTTAGAGTGTTTCATAAAACTTATTTTGCTTTTCTTGACGTTTAATATCTTTAGGGTGATATAAACAATACTCTTCATTACTTGGTAGATCAGCAAATTTATTATAACCTACCAATTGTTCATGAACTGGCTTTACCCATTTAATATTCTCAGGATCATTTTTATAAATTCTCATCTGTTTATCAGGGAAGTTTACCCAACTTCTATCATTAAGATTCCATCCCCATTTTTGAATATGTTCTGTAGTTAATCCTTTTACAGTATTAATTCTAGAAACCCAATAAGCTTCAACTTCAGGATTATTTTCTATCATCCAGGGTAAACCATCAAATAAATACTCATTTGGACATTCATCTGCATCAATTAAAAATATCCAATCTCCATTACACATCTTAGTAAGGTAATTTTTTTGTTGTGCAAAATCATTATTTAATGGGTTTGAATGCCAAATAAAAGGAGATTTAGTATTTACTGATTTTGATCTTAAATACTCATCTACTGCTTTAGAGCCATTTTGAGAATCAAATAAAATAACAATTTCATCTTCTTCACGTTTATGTTTTGTTAAAAAATCTACTAATCTTTGTAATTCATTTATTTCATTACAAACGGGGATTGCATAACTTATTTTCATTTTTAATTTATTCAGGTAATACTCCAATATACGAAAGTGCATCTATATAGCCACGTTCTGGGTCAAAAGACTTTAGATTTTCCATATCCATTCTATGTTTGTAATATTCTCCTGATTTTCCAGGAATTGGGAATTTTATCTTTTCTTTTTCACTAACTTCAACTGCTTTTACAGCAGCCCAAGACCAATTATTTTTATCTACACCATTAGCAAATACCATACCTAATTCTGGTTGGTTTATAGTATTAGGTACCCAAATAAGTTCTGTTTTTGGATCAGTCCAAGATAAATCTTTATATAATTCAGGGAGAGTTTGTAATTGTTCTTCATAAAAATCAGATCCTAATATCATTAAAGTGTTAGTCCAAAACCCACAAGATAAACTAAAATAATTAGTTATATCTTTTGATATTTCCATTTTATAACATAAATCCCCACCACTTTTAGGACAGTTTACAATTTCATCATAATTCATATTTATACTTTTTTATTTATCTGTTAGTAAACTTTTTTTAATTTAGGTAATTTTAATTTAGGTAATTCTTTTTTATCTTCTATTTTTTTAAGTTTAGGTAATGCTAATTTTACTTGTTCAGGAATATTAACATTATCCTCTAATATTGTGTTTATTTTAGCTTTCATATTTTCAAAAGCAAAATAAGTTCTACTATGGTACCCTTGTCTTTTTGCTTTTACCAACCAAGCCTTATAATTATCAAATATTTCTTTATAAGATCTATATATTTCTTGAGGATTAGGTTGAAACCATTTAGACTCTGCTATTATTACATCTTTTTGTTGGGCAGATTGATCAACATTAGTTAAAGTACCTTGTAATAACAATGTAAAATCGTTTTGGAGAAAATCTAATTGACCAGACCATCCCGAACATATAATAGGTTTATTTACTAAACTAAATTCTAATAATGGTCTTCCAAACCCTTCACCCCTAGTATGAGATACCATTGCTTTTATTTTAGGATGATTATATAATTCATTCATTTCTTTATTAGAAAAATTACCATGTAATATATAAACATTAGGTAATTTACCTCCCCCACATGCTCGACGAACTGCATCTACTCTTTTCATTATTTCTCTTCTATCCATATAAGATGAATTAACTGAACATATTTTAAGTATTAAAGCAGGTTGTTTCTTTTTGTTTTTAAAAACACTATAAAATGATTTAAGGGTAACACCTATATTTTTTCTATCTTCACCTATATTCCCTTGCATCCAATGTCCTACAGATAAAAAAGCAAAATCCTCAGGAATAGAATTAATGTCTTTTAGTAAATTTAATTCTTTAATTTCATCTTCTTTTATAGGTTTATATAAATTTAAATTAGCACCTTCTAATAGTACTTCTATTGGTTTTTCTATTGATATAACACCTATTTTTTGATTTGTTTTTTGATCTACTTTATCGTATTTTGATTGTAAAAATACTTGTTTTGAATGTTCTGAGGAAACTATATTTAAATCCATTCTATTCATACCTTCAACCCAAGGTGCAGCACATAAAGTAGTTTCTATTCCTGCTGTAAAACCTATATTATATTTTCCTACAGGTGTAAACTCATTAGGTACTGTAATTTGAGCCCAAATATCTGGTTTTTGGTCAATGCCACCAATCATATGGTTTCTTAAAAAATGCCATTCAGGGTGATCATTAACAAACCCAAAAGAACAACTACCCCATCTTTGGCCTAAAATTTTAACATCGTATTTATCTAATTCTATTATAGATTTAACTAAATCTCTTGATCTTGCTCCATATCCACTATATGTGTCAATTGGGCAACTTATAACAAATGTATTTTTCATATTTAATAAACTAATTTATGTGGTAAAATTCTTTTTTCAAAATCTGTGTCTTTTATAAAATTATATTTTTCTCTTGGTTTCCAGGTTTGGAATAATTCTTCCATTCCTTCTATAACTCTGTTCGTCATTATTTTAGATGTAAATCCAGCTTCTTTACTATGAGCCCAATCATATCCTTTCTTTCCTACTTTTTTTCTTTTTTCATCATCCATTTTATATAATTTCATTATCTGATCAACTACATCATTAATATTATGATGATCATCGTATATATAAGGGGTTGGAGGAGATCCTACTAAAGTACTTGCAGCTGTGTAAACAGGAAATGCCCATTCACCATGTTTTTTGTATTTACCATGATGGTTAGAAGGAAATTCACCATTAAATTCAATCCAATTCCCATCTTCATCCTCAAATCTCATTTGATCTTGCATACCTCCAGTAACAGCGGCAATAAAAGGTGTACCTGTTAACATAGCTTCAGTTAATGATAATCCCCAACCTTCAGCATTAGAAATTTGTATAACACCATCAGCTGAATTATACATTAAATTCATTTCTTCTGTTGCTAATTTATGTTGTAAAATTCCTACTCTACAAATTTTAGGATCACAAAAATATTCTACAACAGCATTTAAATCTGTTCCATGTTCAAATGTAGCTTCTGTTTTTAACGTAAGTTGACATTTTACAGCTTCTTCAGGAGTTAATTTATCTATAAATAATTTCCATGCCATTATTATGTTAGATATTTGCTTTCTTCTAATATTTCGGGAATTAAATAATAAATGAAAATTATTATCTTGAGATAAACCTATATTTTCTTTAAAAGTTTTTACTTCAATATCATCTTTTTCTAATATATTAAATTTATCACAATTTAGACCATGGGGGATATATTTAAATATTTTATTTTTTCCTTTTTCTCCTAAAACAAGTTTATTTATATTAACAGTTTGTTTTGAAATACCCATTAATAAATCACAAGATTCGTAGAATTCTTTATTATACATTGGAGCAGGATAATTATCCCAAATATTAAGATAGGCTATAGGTATTTTTCTTCTAATTTGATCTTCATTATGGAATAACCAAGAAAAATATCTAGGATCTGTTATTAAAAATATTGCATCTGGTTTTTCTCTGTCTAATACTATATTTAAAATATTTATGTCTCCATAACCCTTAACAGGATATAACATAAGATACGGATCTTCTTCATCTGTATGATGTTGTTTTACTTCTTCACTCATATCTACAACTTTTCCTTGATCAGGATGTTCAACAGCCCCAGCCATTTGACACCAATTATATCTATTTAATGAATTTATAACAATTTCTCTTCCTACTTGAGCAACACCAGAATGAACTCTAATATCATCTGTAATAAGGAGAATTTTTTTTCTATCTTCTTTTTTAATGTAACCTTCTTTCATTTTTATTTATTGATTAATTTCTAAATTACTGTGATTGTGTATTTTTTTTCTAAAATCTTCATCTGTAAGATATAAATGAATAGCTCTATCAGATAATTTCTGAAATGAGAATTTACGTCTTACACATTCAATCTTAAAATTTTCAAATAAATTACTTTTTACTTTTACACTTGTAAGTGTCATATTTTTCTTTTCAGCCATAGTTTTAATTATTGGTTTATATTTGTCTATACGTATATGTGGATTATAAATTTTTACCAAGGACATTACATAATTTTGCATCTTCTTTAAAAGGGCAAAAGAAGCAATTCCATTTCGACGGTCTTGGAACGTGAAGTGTTTCTTTGTATCCTGTATAGTTAAATGCTTCATTTATAAATTCATTTAATATTCGTGTTGCTTTACTTATTTTATTTTTTCCTGATGCTGGTGTAAATGTTTGTATTCGTTTTTGAGGATATTCCCCACCTTCATATACTTTTCTTCTAACAATTAGGAACTCAATATCAATACTCTTTTCTGCTAATCCAAATTGTTCTGCAAAGAATTTTTTATATAAAACTAGTTGAAAGTGCTTTTCTTCATCCTTTTTAGCATATGAATTCCACCCTTTAGTACTTGTTTTAATATCGATTATTTGAAAAGTATCTGTAGGTTCATGGTACATTACAACATCTAAGAAGCCATTGTATATAACGTTTTTATACGCGTTATTAGGCATAACTGATATGGGTACCTCACAACCTACTAAATGCCATCCTTTTTTACTAAAATACTTACCTTTATGTTTTTTAAAATACCTTAATATTTTAACCCCATCATCATAAAATTCTCTTATTTCTTCTGATGTACTAAAATGTAAATTTTTATTTTTCTTATATTGGATAAGATATTCTTCCCTTAGTTTATCCTCTAATAATTCTTCTACATTTTCTCTATCTGCTGCAGCTCCACTTTGTTCATACATTACATCTAAATAATATTGTAAAACTTCATGAAATGCAGTCCCAAATACAGTATGAATACTAGGGGAATGTTTTTTATGTCCCTCTTTATATTGAAGAGCCCACTTTTGAGGGCAACTTCTAAACATTGAAAGCTGAGAGTAAGAAATATTTTTCTGATAACCATAATTGATAGGCTCAGGTTTATAATTTCTTATTATCTTTACAATTGGGGGGATTTTTTTAGCCAAAACATTATTTTTTCCACTTATTTCTCCCTACTAATAATCCAATAATACCGTAATTAGCTATATCCATAAAAGTATCTTCCATCCCTTCACCTTTAACAAATGCTCTACCATTTAATAATAAATTTTTTAATCTACTAATTTTATCAGTTAACCTAATAGCTAAACCAGTTAATGAGAATTTTTTATCATTCTCATCATGTAAAATATCTCCTCCTAAAGCTATGTTATTTAAACCATAATCCATATGTTTAGCAGCAAACATAGTATACATTTCCAATCCTATCTTTTTATATTCCTCAGATAATTCTGGGTACTCAGTTTCGAATAATTCTACTATTTCTTTCTTATTCATTTTTTCCATAATACTTTTCTATAGTTTCTAATCTCTCTTCAGCTGATGCTAATAATTTTAAACTTTTTGTAGCATCTTTAAGAAAATCATCTGAAGTATGGTCTCCTATTCCTACTGCACATTCAGTTAGTAATTCTAATGCCATTAATGCTTTAGATTTATCTGCTTCTGCTTGAGTTTTAAGAGCCGTTATTAATTTATATTGTGCCATTTTATAATTTTTTTGTTATTTTTTTAATTTCTTTATCATTTATACCTAATTTAATGAGAATTTCCTTAATATCCTCTTTACTTAAAAGATTTACATATTCATTTGCTTCTACAAAACTACATTCAAAATATTTTACCATAGGTTCTAATATTTCTTTTACATTTTGTTTTGTTTTTGACTTAATGTATCTTAAAAACATTTTTTTTCTAGGAAGCATTTCACAATAAAAATTGTAAATTCCTTTTTTATCTGTTGGAGAGAATTTTTGAGCTAAATTAGCAATTTCTATGTAACCTTGATACATTGATACAAATCTATGTACCATATAAGCATTAAAATTCTCCCAAGAACTTTCTTCAAAGCTATCTAAACTAGACTTTTTATCAGTTAGTTCATTTAGCCATTCAAATACATTTTTAGGATTTAACAAGGACATCTTTATATTCCTCTCTTAATTCCTTAGGCATTGAATCTTCTAAAATTTTATTTGTATCTGGGTCATAAAATACAGGTATAGGCATAATTGCATCTGAATCTGTTCCAGTTACAAACTTTGATACTTTACGCAGTAAAGCTCCTTGTTGCCAAATTTTATTTCCATTTTCAGTTTCAATGGATGTTGTGTTTTTTAAATCGATGTTTGGTTGTTGTCCGTTTTGCATAATTAATTATTTTAATATTTGTGGTTTAATTGTTTCTATTATTTTTGAGATTAAAGCCATACAATTGACTTCTTTATCTATTCTAAAATTTGATTGATATGAATATTCATTCACATAAAAGGCAATCATACCTTCTTTTCCTGGGGCGTATTCAGATGAGTTATCATATAAAAATCTATACAATCCTTCAAAATCCTTTACATTAGAATCTGCTACTATTTGCCTAATTGTTCTCCAATTAGGTTTTTTTAATTTTAATTCTTCTAATATTTTATTTTGATAATTACTTTCTACTAATACATCATTATCAAGTTTTAATGTGTTATCTACCGTAGATACTTGTATAGTATTAAGCATTTTACGGACATCAGGGTAGTTGTTGTTAACTACAACTGCTAAATCATTTACGTGTACTTTAATGTCTTCTCTATCAGTAATACCCTTTAAATGTTTAACAATATCTAATTTACTAGGTGGAACTATTTTTAAAGTTTGACATCTAGATTGTAAAGGATCAATTATACGTTCTACATAATTACAAGTTAATATAAATCTAGTTGAACGAGAAAATGTTTCAATTACATTTCTTAAAGATGCTTGAGCCATTATAGTTAAAAAATCTGCTTCATCTAAAATAACAATTTTTAATGATTTAAAAGACATTGTACTAGCAAATCCTGATACTTTATCTCTAATAGTTTCAATCCCTCTTTCATCAGAAGCATTAATATATAATAAATCACAATCAATATTTTTAGCTATTAATTTAGCTAATGTTGTTTTACCTGTACCTGCAGGTCCATAAAATAATAAATTTTGAATATCATTTTTTGATATATAACTTTTAATAGTATCTTTGATACTTTTATTCCCTACATAATTATCTATATTAGTAGGTCTGTATTTTTCAACTAATAGGGTGTGATTTTTCATGACGTAAATATACGAAAGTTATTTTGGGAAAACAAATTATTATGCGCCTTGTTTAAATTCTCCATACATACTAAATTCTTTTGGTTCTTCTTCAGGTATTTCATACTGATGTGTTTCAATAGCATATAATTTACTATCTAAAGGGGATAATCTAAATTCACAAGGATTACCGGATGCCTTAAAATGGGCTTCTAAAGCATCAGTTAAAGTATCATGTACTATTTTTTTCTTATCATCTACTAAAGTCCACTTGTCTCCAGGTGGTACTCTAGTAGCAATAAGCTTATTATGTTCAGTTTCTTTTATTTCCATATTACATTCCCATTCCCATCATTGATGGGTCCATTTGTGGTTGTGGAGTATCTTCTTTAGGTTCATCAACAACTATACATTCTGTAAGTAATACAGTTCCAGCAACAGCAGCAGCGTTTTCAAGAGCTGTTCTTGTTACTTTAGTAGGATCAATAATACCTGTTTGTTTCATATCTTCAACATTATCTGTTTTAATGTTATATCCAGCCCAAGTATCATTACCAGAATCAACTAAATGGTATTTACCTATCATTTGGGCTTCAACTGAATCTTTACCGGCATTAACTAATATTTGTTCAAATGGTTTACCACAAGCTTTATAAACAATATTTTTACCTATACATTTTTTACATCCTGTTAGTATAGTTTCTCTAGCATATAATAAAGCTGCTCCTCCTCCGGGTACAATTCCTTCCTCAATAGCAGCTTTAGTTGCATGTAAAGCATCATCAACTCTATCTTTCTTTTCATTCATTTCAGTTTCGGTATAACCACCAACATGAATAATAGAAACACCACCAGCCATTTTAGCTAATCTTTCTTGTAATTTTTCAATTTCAAAAGATGATTGTGCTTTATCAATTTGAGTAGTAAGTTCTTCTAATCTTTGTTTAACAGATTCTTCATCTCCTTTACCATCAATAATAGTTGTTTTTTCTTTTGAAATAGTTACAGTACGTGCTTCACCAAACCACTCCCAAGAAAATTTATCAAGTTTCATTCCTTTATCCTTATCAAATACCTGACCTCCTGTTACTGAAGCTATATCTTCTAGGATTAATTTCCTTCTATCACCAAAATCAGGTGCTTTTACAGCTGCTACTTTAATAGTACCTCTAGCTTTATTTACAATAAGAGTTGCTAAAGCTTCACTATCAACATCTTCAGCTATGATTAATAAAGATTTATTAGTATTAGAAACTGCTTCTAACATAGGTAATAAATCTTTTACTGAAGATAACTTTTGGTTTAGTACTAAGATATAAGGGTCTTCTAAAGTACAAGTCATAGTGCTATTATTAGTAACAAAATAATGTGACAAATAACCTCTATCAAACTGCATCCCTTCAACAGTTTCTAAATAAGTATCTCCTGTTTTAGATTCTTCAATATGAACTACACCTTCAACCCCTACTTTATCCATTGCTGTAGCTATTAATTTACCTACTTCAGGGTCATTATTTGCTGAAATAGTTGCAATTTGTTCTAATTGATTTTCATCTGAAATGTCTTCTGATATATTTTCTCTTAGATTATTTATAACTTCTTTTACTGCTTTATCAATACCTCTTTTAATTTCAACAGCATTAGCTCCATTAGCTAAATATTGTAAACCATCTTTAATCATTTCTCTTGCTAAAAGGGTTGATGTAGTTGTACCATCACCAGCTTTATCAGCTGTTTTAATAGATGCTTCTCTAACTAAATTTACACCTAAATTTTCAACAGGATCACTCACACTTATATGTTTTGCTACTGTAACTCCATCTTTTGTTGATATTGGTGATTGGTTAGGTCTTTCAACTACTACATTTCTCCCATTAGGACCTAATGTTGATACTACAGCATTAGCTAATGTGTCAATTCCTTTTACTAATTTATTTCTACCCTCAGGGCCAAATTCTATAATTTTACTCATTTTTATTCTTTTAATGGTTCAGTTTCTTCTAATATTTTTTCTAAATCTACTTCTTTTTTTACTTTAGCTAAAATTTGATTTTCAGGACCAACTAAATAATCCTCTCCATCATGTTGTAGCTTTGTAAATCCTTGAGTTGGTAATATTACTATATCTCCAACTTTGCTTATAGTTTCAATAAATGTACCTGAAATTGTATGCAGTCCAGGTCCTACTGCTATTATTTCTCCATGTTCATTTACATCTTTTCCCATATCAGGAACTACAATTGAACCATACTTAGTTTCTTCAGCTTCAATTGGTTTTACTATAACAGCGTTAAATAATGCTTCTAAATTCATATTGTAATTTTTTTAATAAGGTTATTTAAATTTGATTTAATTTTATTCCATTTATCCAGGTATTCTTGAACAGATGGATATTCTTTATTTTTTTCATTTAGTTGATGTTTCATAATAGCTTTTAAAGCATTACCAAAATCACTATAATGGCCTATAGGTTTTTCATAATTTTTACCTAAACTGCCTTTTTCTAAATATTTTTTTTGTGGTGTTATCACTTCATATGCTGTATAGCAATATGCATCTTTACCTATAAAATAAGGCTCTAATAATGGATCTCTAATAATAGTCATATAACTTTAATTTTTTAATTATGGTATAATATACGAAGAAAATTTGGGTAAACCAACCTAAAGGGCGCGTTTGGTTAGTTAATTTTTAAAACTTTTGGCATAGCTTCTTTTGCAAATGGGATTGTCACAATTAGTAAACCATCATGAAAATTAGCTGTTGCTTTTTTAAGATCAAACTTAGTCCCTACTTTATATCCTAAATTAAAAGAACGTTTTGCTATTCCTCTATGAATATAATTTCGGGAGGGAGAATCTGGTGTTTTCTCCTTATCGTAGTTAAAGGTGATCATGTCTCCTTCTAATTTAACTTCAATGGCTTCTTTAGGAATGCCAGTACAAGCTAACTCAAAAGTTAAACCTATATCATCTTCAAAAATATTAATTGGGTATTGTTGTTTGGCTTCTGTAGCCGGAACGAATTGGGTGTTTGCTTCGAATAAATTTCGAAATAATAGGTCAAACGGATGGTGTGACCTCTCTAAAAAATGTGTACTCATATCACTTTGTTTTTATGCTGTCATTAAGATCAGCGGTTAATAAATAATTTAAAACTTGCGCCCTTAGGTCAATTTATTATACATATGTGGCATCTTCTTTTCTTACCATATAGTATAAAGTCTTTATATCTTCTGATTGGAATTCTAATTTCATAAATCCTTCCTCTGTTAATGAAAGTTTACCACTTTCTAAATCTTTATTTGCTGCTAGTATATTTTTAAATGAATCTGAATTAAAAGGTAATTTTAATTGTTTATTTATTTCTAAATTTTCATCTACAATATATTTAATTTTATTTGAAAAATTATTTAAATCCCCAAATGCAAATTGTACTACAGCTCCTCTATCAGGATCTTCTTCAGTACTAATCATTACATCATTTATATCAGTTAATGCACTTTTTGCTTTAATAAAATTGCTTACAATTTCAGGTGTTAAATCAATTATTACATCATATTCAGTAGGAAAATTAATTGTCCCCCTTTTAGGAACTAATAATGAATCTGCTAAAGAATAAGCTACATTAAATGAATTATCTTGAATGTGTAGTTTAGAATATACTTTATGTTCTTTTTCCAAAGTAAGTAATAATTCCCCATTAGTAACTGATATTAATTTATTTAATTGAGAGGTATCAAATATTGCTATTTCACTATCCTCTACAGGTGAAGTATTACATACTAAATCTCCAGCTATGTCTTTGTGTTCTGAAGTAAAACTAATACTTAATTTATTATTTTTAGTTACCCATCTTACAGATTGTACCAACCCATTTAAATAATATTTTGATATTATTGATTGTAATTTTGATTTATTTATCATTTTATTGTTTTTTTATCCATTTATTATCTGAATCTAAGGTTACTTCTCCTACAAATAATTGATTCCAATATTCAGGTTCAATTAAAGATAAAAATAATTTTTCATCTTCTCTTTGATAAAGATAATATGTATGTCCTTTAATAGGAATAAAACTAAATTCAGATTTATTAACTAATTCATTCCATTTATATAAAGTTATAAGTTTCGCATATTCTTCTTTTAATTCTATAAATTTAGTAGATAAATAATTATTTACATCTACTGATTGTTGGGCTACCCAGGCATTAGTATTTGGTAAATCAATTTTAGGAGCTGCTACACTATCACCATAAGGCATAATCGCCTTATTTTCTGCAAACATATCAGGTTTATCTTTATCTTTATCTTTATTTTTAGTCATATTAAAAATTAAAAAATTTATTTCTATGGGGGTTTAAACTTAATGACCAACCTAGATCATTATAAAATCCCTCTAACTTATTTAATAGTATACTTTCAAACACTTTTTGTCTATCAGCATATTGCTCAATAAATGTACGAATTTGTTTTGGTATATCATAATCTAGGAAAGCAATAGCATCAATTCTATAAGGATTATTTTTTAAATAAATCCACTTAATTTTTTCTCCTTGAGTGATATAACTATACTTTTTATCTAATTTCCAAAACCTTAATAGGTCATTATAAATGATAGAAGCTTTAACAGCAGCAGGTGCTCCTTTACCTATTGAAGAAAACATTTCTCCAGCACGAGCTTTACGTTCTGTAAATTTATTTAACTTTTTAACGGCTTGGGGATTTCCTATTTTTTCTAAAGGTATTTCCCCACTCAATATTTGTCTTCTAAATTCTAATAATTGAGAATCAATCTCATGTTTAGGTACTCCTTTAAGTACTTGTTCTAAACAACTTTTAAAAAATTTACCAAATACAGGGGGGAAATTAGCTTTTTTAAATTCTAATCCCTTTACATCTAATATTTCATTTTCAATACCTTCTTGTTTAGTAATCCATTGTGCATAACGTCTTGTAGCTCTAAAATAAGCTGATCTAATCACACATTCAGTTTTCATTTCTAATCTGTGAGAAGTGACATTAAAACATTCTTTAGCTAATTTATCATAATCATTTGTTATAATATCTTGATATTTAAGTGCTTCTTTTTCTAAAACAGTATCTCGTTCTGAATCAGACATTTCATCAAAGTTAGGATACAAATGTCTTAGTAAGGGTTCTGCATTAAAATAATTGGAATCTGTATCAACATAAGCGCAATAATTTACATCACCTGGGTCGCAAATCCACCATGGAGTATCTTCTAAGTGTTTCATATTTTTCCTTTAATTACTTTATTCATATGTCTATTAGCGCATAAAGCACTTTCTTGGATAATACGCTGACCACTTAATGTAATAGCTTCAGATAACACTACATTACCATATCTAAACGAACCTAATGCAGTAGCACCATATAAACTATTTAATAAAATTTTCATAGTATATTGTTTCATGTGATAAGCAGCACCCAGTTCTTTATTACCTGATTTATATGCTTTTTTCATTTTATTTTTATACAATACTCTTTCATCAAACCATTTATTTAATATAGTTGATAATACTGATTCACGATTTGTACTAAACATAACACCATTTGCTGAGATAGCCCAATTATTTTTTTCAATAAATCCAATTAAATCTCCTATAGTAACTTTAGTACGTTTACGTTTAATGTTTTCGATTAATATTTCTTCTTTAGGATCTTTAGCTTTTAAATCATTTAATCCTAATCTATTATTTCTGTCATCAGCATCAATAATTCTAGCTACCATTGTTTCTTTACCGATATTAACAGTCATAATAATTGAGGGGTATAGTGATGTTAAATCCTCATCAAACATATAATTATATAAACCAGCTTGGGGACAAAATAAATAACCACCAGCATATCCTTTTTTATGAATAGGATTACGATCTTTAGCAGGTGGAATTATTTTTTTACTTAATAAATAAGCTGAAATTGCTCCATCTTGTGTTTTAGTATTAGCATATACTTCACTATAATTATGTTTTCCTTTATGAGCTAGATTTTTTGTTAAAGCTAAATAATCTAATTTTTCATCTAATAATTTTAATATTTCAACATCCACAAAATTATACCTAATAAATTTCTGAATATCAGTGTTAAATAAATCATCTAAATTACCTTCATACTCAATTTTATTCATCCCAACATATTTCTCTCCAATTGCATCTAATCTCATTGAAGGTTCATCTGCCCAACTATATTTTTTATGTAAACGCATATAATCTAAAGATTCAACCCCACATATTTGAATATATTGGTCTTTATACCAAGGTGTTTCTCTTACATAACCTATGGGAGATAAAAATCTAGCAAAATCCTGACCTAAAACATTACATAATCTATAATATAAATAGGGAATATCAAAATAATCACTATTCCATCCTACAATAATATCAGGATCAATATCTCTAAATCGCTCTAAGAATTTACTTAATAATTCAGTTTCATCCCCACAAGGAATAATTTCTTTGTTGTTTTTAGTTTTAGTATGTTTTAATTGTTTTTTTTCATCTAAAATAACAATACCCCACTGGTCCATTTGTTTATCATACCAAGCAATTGATGTAATTCTTTTGGGAGCACTTTGAATGTATTCAGGGGTTAAAGCATCCCCCATTTCACACTCAATATCAAAAAATAATTCTCTATGAGTTGTAGATGGGGTATCATCAATACCATACTTTTCAATTAGAAATTTTTGATGAGCAGGCATATCACCAAAATGAATCCTACTATCTTCATTATTCCAATATTTAGTTTTCTTTAATGGTTCGCCATTTAACCCAGTAAAAGTTGCTTCATGATCAGGACATTCAATGTAAGCTTGATTGTCCCATTCTACTTTTTCATAACCTTCATCTGTCCATAAATGTATTAAATGTTTATTACCTTTAATACGTCTTGCAAATGCTTTTTTATACATCTATTATTTTAAATCTTCTTTGTGAAAAAATTGTTTTAAATCTGGTCTAAAATAGTTAATGGATTTCATTACTTTTCTATCTCTTGTTCTATAAACAACATAACGATTTCCAATTTTCTCCCAATGACAAGCTTCATCTTGTTCTTTAGCTCGTTGGGTTACAGTTAAATTAGCTTCTGCTTCATTAACACAAGATTTAGACATATTTGATGCTTGAACTTCTTGATATGCTTTCCAAATATGACCCTTCAAACCATGTAACATAGTTCCATTACCTAATGAAACATAAGCAATATCACACAATGCATCTAAAACTTCTACAATATCACCTTTTTCACAAGCTTCTTTATATTCAGCTAATTCTTCTTGAATAAAATCATAAACAAACATCCATTCTTTTTTTTCAGGGATTGTTGGTTCGTAATTATTTGGTTTACCAAATGTTTCATTGAATTCTTCTACCTCATTTACAAAGGGTACATTCCAATACTTATTACCTAATTTTTCTTTTTTTTCACTCATAACTTTTTTTTTAAATTTGATGTCCTCCATTATTAATTTTTAAACTGTCAAAAAACTCTTTTCTTGCTAAATTAGTATTTTGTCTAAATACACCTGATGCTTTAGTAGTTACCATACCTGCTCCTTGATGTTTAACTCCTCTACAACTTACACAATTATGTCCTGCAACTATAGTTACTATAACACCTCTATTACCTTCAGTAATATGATGCACAGCATTATGAATAGCTGATGTTAATTGTTCTTGTATAGCTCCTCTTCGCCCAAATAATTCAACTATTCTATTTAATTTAGATAATCCAACTACTTGACCATCTTCTCCAGCTATATAACCTATATGAACTACACCACTAATTGTTTGGTGATGATGTGAACACATAGATGTTAATGGAATATTTCTTTCAATTACAATTCCATCATAACCATCTGAAGGAAAAGATGTTATAGGAGACATAGCTGTATATCTACCAGCCCATAAATCATTTACATAAGCTTTAGCTACACGTCTAGGTGTATCATTTGAATTAGGATCATTTTCCCAATCACAATCTAATGCAGTTAAAAATTCCCCATATGCTTTAGTTGCTTTTTCAATCATTTTTTCCTTTTGTTTATCACTTAAAGGAAAATTAGTTGCAACCCCATTTGCAAAACCTTTTTGTACAACTTCTAATTTTTCATGAATTTTAGCGTTTTTATTTTTTGCCATTTTTATTTATTTTACGTTAATATACGAAAACTTTATTAGAAAACCAAACTATTTTAGGTAATCTTGTATAGTTTCACTATCATCTCTTTCCCAAGGATAAATTATCCATTCGTCTCCTTCATGTACAAAAGCATACATTGTAGGCTCTAAACATGATGTATAAGGTTTATAATGTAATACTGCTGTAGGGTATTCTTTCCCACATTTTTTTAAGGTTTCCCCACTATCACATATATCATCTACTATTAAACACTCCATAGGTTCATAATGTTTAGGAGTATCTATATATTCTAAATCTAAAATATGTGAAACTAAAACGGCAGGAATTAATCCTCCTCTTTTTAAACCATGTACATATTTAATATTAGTATGTGAAGTTTTTATTTGATAACATAAATTATCAACTAATTCTTCAATTTCTTTCCACCCAACATAAATTTTATTTTCCATATTATCTTTTTCCTCCAAAATATTCTGTGGCATGGCCCTCATAAATTAACTGCCTATTAATACTTACTTCATCTTCTTTAAAAATTTCTCCTAAGCATCTCCCATATTTTCCTACACCATGAGATTGAAGAATAAATTCTCCATCACCTAACATTTCTATAAGTCTTGCTTTAGAAGCTAAACCTAATTTTTTTTCTTCTAAATCTCTAGTTCTAGACTCAGGAGCATTAATACCCATCATTCTGATTCTTACTTTTTTCCAAGTGTCAAATCCTAAATCTACAAGTGCGTCAACAGTGTCTCCATCAACTACTCTATCTAATTTTGCGTTATATTTATACATTTTTTATATATTCTTTTAATTTATCTATTAATACTAATACTTCCTCTGGTTCCATAGTTATAGCACAGCAAGTATTTACATTTTCTTCTATTTCTTCTAATATTTCTAATGCTTCTTCTTTAGACACAACGTTCAGTGTTAAAAGCCATAATATGAGATCTACCTGTAAATCTCCAACCTCTATCTCTTACAAAATTCATTACTTCAGGATAGGATTCCATTAAACTTTCTCTAGTATCCCCAGCAGGCATAGCCCAAACTTTATCATCTGGTATGTTACATTCCTTTAGAAAATTTTCTACTTCTTCTACCATAGATAGATCTTTATCTAATACAGGTTTAATATGATAATCAGAATGATATTCAATAGATTGATTTATTGCTTCATAATTTAATCTTAACCTATTATGTGTCTTAATCATCCTTTCATCAACATCTTTCCCTTGGGGTGTTACTGCTCCTAACTTTGGAACAGAATTAGAAAACTTAGGGCTAATAGATAGAAGATTAATAGGATAATCTGTGGGGAGAAAGTGAGAACCTTCAGTTTCAATAGTAATAAATATATTACTCTCATGTGCAAAATGTGTTAATTCGTTTACTAGTTTAGGATGCATTGTTGGAGATCCCCCAGTTAACATCATCTCTTTTATATGGGGATTTTGATCATATACATCTATAATATCTTGAAATGAATATGTTCCTTTTTCAGGGTGAATACTTGTATACCAACTATCACACCATCCCCCTTCGCCAAAAAAACATCTGTGAGTACAGCCTGTTGTTCTAATTACAATAGTTGGATAACCTTGACGACTACCTTCTGATTGTACTGCTGTGTATACTTCTAATACGGGAAGAGTTTTGTTATAGTCCTCTATCCTTTTTAATTGTTTGTGCATGTGTTAATTTTTTAAAGTGGTTTTTCATTCACTGTTAATAACTTATTATTCTGAATAAATTGCTGAGTTTTTATTATGTTCTCTAAATTCTACTTGGGTTACTTTAACTCTATTATTAGTCTCAGTTTGAACAAAATTATTAAGCTTATTATAAATATATTCAGCAAATTTTTCAGCGCCGGTAGCGGGGATTATTCTTAACTGTATACCACCTTTATTGTTATTTCCTAAATTAGGAAGATTATCTAACATTTTAAATTCAGATAATAAAGGATCATCTTCAGCAATTATTACTGTATGGTCAAACATAAAATCCATCCAAGCCTTAGGTTGTTTGCCATCAATTAGGGTTTTAGCTCTTTTCATTCCACCAAAATCCCAAACCCAATTTCTATGGTCTAATTCACCTTTAAACCATACTTTAAATGAAATCCCATACCCATGTAAAAACCTACAATGTGTATCTTTAGCTTTCCATTGACGAAATACAGTACTAAAACCATCAAAAACTTTTGTACTTGTAAACATGATTAATTATTAAACCAATTTAATACTTGTTCTTTAGTCCACCCACCAGCTGTAGTTCTTTTAATTTCATTACCTCCCATATCTGTTAATATTAATGTAGGGATACTTCTAGGATTATACTGTTCTACAAATTGTACATCATATTCAGTATTTATACTTTTTACATTTATACCTTCTTTAGAAATTTGATCCATTACTGGTTTTAATACTTTACAAGGTTCACACCATGAAGCATTAAAAAATAATATTCCTTTATTCATAATTTTATTTAATTTAATTTATACTAATTCTTCTATTATACCTATTACTTCACTTAAGATAAGAAAAGTAACTGCCCAACCCAAACTAAAGGGAATAGCAGCATAACCTACTATCCTAACACCGGATTTTACAAAACTAATTTGTTGGTGAAGTCTTGCATCTGGTAGTTGTTGTTTATTTTCCATGATTTTCTAATAATTGTTTAACATGATTTTCTGCTATTTTATAATCTACAGGACCTGTTTCATCAGCATATTCTGCAGGATCAGGTCTTCCTAATTTAATAAATGCCTCTATTCTTTCTACAGAAGATGCTGATTTATAATCTGAGTACCACTTCCATGCATTTGTTTCAGGACGATAGTAATGTTTAATAGGTTTATAAGAAGTGTGAGTTCTTTTATAAACTTCATCAAAATCTAAATCTAATATTTTACATGCAGATTGACCATCCAATAATATATCATATTTATCTCCATCTATAAAAGGTGTATAATACTTTACTTTATCAGCTTCCCAATTACCTTGTTTAAATGCTTCATAATCTGCATCTCTAAATTCTTGTCTACAATCAGGATAAATTGCATGATCACCAGCATGAATACCCATTGCAATATCTACGTTAC